ACTGTGGCGTATGTACTATACAGATTAACAGGATTGTATCAATTCAGTACACTGCATTTTCCATAATGTGGATTATGCGCGTAGACCCTCGACCTTGGTTAAGGAAGGGTAAATGCGTGTTTTTTTTTTGGGGCGAAAATAATCTCTGAAATAAGGGGGCTATGGGCGCGCGCCTTAACACTCTAGTAACACGTTTCCGGTAATCTGTATATATCAGATCAGTCGGAGTTAGCGTCATGGCAAAAGATTTTATCCCACAAACTCAAGAGCAACGCGCTCAAGAGGCAATCGCCTACCGTGCGAACGTCCAAGCGGCGCGCGCCCAAAGGGAACTATGCCAAACGGTTAAGTTCATTAAGGTCGAAAAGACAATTGCTGAACGCTTCATGTCCATCATCTCTAAGTAATAAAGATTATCCTGCTACCCTCCCATAGTAGGATACGTCAGGCCAGCGCCTACATACAGACCATTCTCCCATGGTAAGGTATAGTAGGTGCTGGCCATTAGCTGTTATATACAGCAATGCTCATGTTGGTAAGGGGGGCAGCACATACACATAGGCATTAGGTGATAGGGCTAGGGCCTAGTGTGGTATGGCTATGGACTAGTACTAGGTACACTGTGTATGTACATGTGTTAATGATATACTACACACACGCGTATTCGCATGACATTTATTACTGTTAAATTATAATGTAAATAGAATTATCATATAGTCATTCATCATCTGTTCACTAACAACAAAGACAAAAGACAAAACAACAATTGATTTGTTGAAAACGAAAAAAGAATATGATATCGTATAGAAGAAGAACATGGAGCAAGCGAAGATGACCTAGGCATTATAGTTTCAAGCAGGGAATAAATAGTGGACCATGGTACCTAAGCCGGGGTGTAGGGGGGTGGGTACAACAGATGCCTCCCAGGTACACCTATGGCTATGATCATAAATAGACATATGAGCGAGATTCTAATCATGCAGGACGTATTTGCACGTCGGCGAAAAGCGGCACCCGGCACTAGGTAAGAGGCATCAGACCATGGAAATGAAAAAGACCCAAAATAAAATCCACTACTACACTCTGAAGGCTTATCGACAACGGATTAACTCACCGTATGGCGCGCAACCTTTACCGAACGGAGAATTCATCTTTGTCAATCGGTACTATAAGCCCATTGGCGTAGATGCTTTGAAACATGTCAATTATAAGGACTACCCCTCCTTCATCTTGGACCTACCGCTGAGTGTCCAAGAACGAATGAACTCTTACCGTGCGTCGAACGACTGGTTCCTCTTCGGGGATGGTAACGCACCCTGGGCTCGCCATACGACAGCCGGTGAGAGGAAGGAATACGAAGCTTTAAAGATGGAGGTTGATGCTCTCCTAAAGAAGAGATATAAGCACACCTTCGAGGATATCGTTTTCCTCAACCAGAACATCCAGGCGAAGGGTAAGGAAGGGATGGCTATGGAGCGGAACAGCTACTTCTCAAGAAATCCCCCGGTAGGAAGAAACCTACATCCAGGACGATGGCTTCTTGCTTAATGAGAGACTTCGGTAACCACAATAAATAGAAAAGGGCTTTACCGTTTCGATACTTTATGTTAGATCATAAATAGACAAATGACCGGAGAACATTAACAAATGCGCCCACCAGAAAACGTACTCGTAACAAAAGACTATCTTACAAAAGGACTCCTCTATGAATTGCACCAGATAGAAACGTCTGAGGAACTCAGTGATGAATTCCAGCGAGGAGCAGCCTTCGCTTTCAACAGGGCGCTTATGCGTCTATATTACCTAGGCTCAGAGTCTGAACCGATGTACCCGACTGGTGTATGGGAAAACCTAACTGACAAATGACAGCAGACAAGATTTTTCTCGCATGAGGTTAGACAATGCTTGACTTCTCCGCGTCATTCTCTATCATCTGGGTCGCACTATCTGTTGGTACAGCCTTTGGTTTCTTCCTAGGCGTCGTGCTGCGTAAGTAAAAGGTGAGACGATATGGAACCGCTAGAAGTAATCCTTGAGGAAGTAGAACGACGGAGATTCGAACTACTCAAGAAGCTCGATGTATTATACCACGATGACTCCATAACAGATGATGTCATTACTTATTGGGTTGGGTACGAGCAGGGCCTGTATTCTATCATTACGCTCCTCCACGAAGAGCAATTGGGACTTGTGTTAGCGTCCATCCCCCCTGCTGAAATTTACTACGGAGCTTGAGAATGCCAGAAAAAGGCCCGCTTGTATCTGCTTATAGTACGCTAGGTCGAAGCGGCGAGAGCCAAGAATCACCGGGATGATGATCGTAGAGTCGATCATGTAAAAAAACCGCGACGGAGTTAAATACCGTTTGACAAGCCCTTATTACTTATAGTAATCTTCCTGAAATCAAATAGGGATGTGTCTGATGAATCTAGAAGAACTTATTGAATCTCTTAATACAAGCGCGCGTGACTCTGGGTTAGATTGCGACGACATTCTCTTTGCACTAGAACACACAAGGAAACACACAATGCGTAGTCGCGTTAGAGCGTACAGTTCTGCGACTAAGGATTACTCTAAAGTACGTGATCGTATCAGCAGCACTTGTGCTGATAACGCTGCACGTCAAAATGTAACCCATCAAACATTACATGTTCTATCTTCTGGTTTGTGTGTTGCTTTAGAAAATGGGACAACAAGAGAACTCTTGGCGGCGGCCGCTGGTTGTTTGGGGGATTCCCTTGTGATGTTTGCCGAGGCGGCGACGTTGTTTGATCAATCCACCCATAAATATCTTGGAGAACAATCATGAACGACAAAAATAAAGACCTAGAACTTGCGAAGGCTATTGCCGCAGCGTTCCCTAAGCATTCTGACACTAAGGATATCCTTGATGCCTTGGACCTTGTAAGAAACGGCGTGTTGCGCATGGTGGTCAATGACTGTGTTGAACAAAAGTGTGATCTATCATCAACAATATACCTCTGCAAAAAGATTTTCCAATCGGATGTTGAGAACTATCCAGAAATCAGAGGACATATCACCTCTATTGAGAAAAAGGCAAAGGAAACTATCGCGGATGGAAAATACGGTGGAGATAGAGCGTTCCAATTAGCTTGTCGAATTACAGCAGACTTCACAGTCATCTCGAATCAAATACAAAAACACTTCGATGACTCAGGGAAACCTTACAATGCATGAAGGCACAACAAAAGAAGAATACGCGCTCCGTCGCAAAATGTGGACCGACGCGTTGCGCTCTGGAGAGTATGCGCAAGGTCACGGTCGCCTGAAGTGGATCGAAGACGGAGAAACAACGCATTGTTGTCTCGGGGTAGCCTGCGAGGTGTTCAAGGAGTCCCTCAATCTAGTAGAGAAAAAAATCAACACAGAATGTTCTTTCAGCGGTACTATGGGCGTCCTCCTCCCCTACAGCTTGACGATGTATCTCGCCCTGCGCAGTCTGGGAGGCGAGTTAGATGCAGACGATGGTCTATCTAATTCTCTATGGAAACTAAACGACATCCAGCGATTGTCTTTTGAAGAAATAGCGAAGGTGATTGACAGCAATCCCCCTGGTCTATTCGAAGCGGGCACATATTAAGATGATCAACGAAGCAACAGAATACACGCGTCGCCGCAAACCTTGGATTGATGCTCTTGCTTCGGGAGAGTACAAACAGGGGAAGGGTGCTCTCAAGAGAGGGGTTAAAGGGAAACCGTGTTACTGTAGTCTTGGCGTGGCGTGTGAAGTCAATAGAAAAATACTATCGCTCGCCATAAAAACATTTCACCACGACGGTGATACTGTTTACGAATATGGGGGGAACTCCGTCTTCTTACCCTCAGTGGTTCAACGATATCTCGGAATCTCTCCCAGCGGGTGTTCTTATCTTATGACCGTGAACGACTCGAAGGGCTGGTCTTTCGAAACGATCAAACAGGAGCTGGAAGTAAACCCCAGTGCGTACTTCGAGGAAGGAACATACTAGGTATGCTTATAGATCACGGAACGACGTACGAGACGGGAACCCGAGTCATAAATCGGGTACACAGAAACAAGGACAGTGTAACGAAGACTCACAAATGAGATATGACCCTGCGGTCGGAGGCTATCCCCAAAGGACAATCTACAAGATTCTGTACGGACTGATCCTGCTAAGTGGAGCCCTATCGGTCGCTTATTTGTACGATGGTCTCGGACTGTCCCTGTTTACCATACTTTCGGCCATGGTGACTTTTCTCTTGCTAGAGTTCGTCTGGTTTGATATAGATGATCCACGAAGACTTCGTGAGAGAAAGTAACTGTGACAACTTTTCTCTTGCTAGAGTTTGACTGGTTTGATATGAGAAAAAAAATAGAGAGGACTGTGTTACCTCTAAAGAATCTCCCCCAGGCTAGAGAAAGCTAAAACATGAGTGATGATCCGGTTTTGTTCCTTCTTTATTGCGCGGGCGGGTTTATAGTTCTACTACTCTACTACATTCTGCGTCTCGCCCCTTGGAAGGACAAACGAGCTACTGAAGCTGAAGCTGAAGCTGAAGCTGAAGCTGAAGTGGAGCCCACTCCCTCCGATATTTCTGATCTTAAAAATCAGCTCATTGCGGCTCGCAGCATGTTTCGAGAACATAAGAGCGATGCGGTTCGCATTTGGAACCCGATGCGTGGTGGGTGGAAGAGACTCCGTGAAGACGGGGCCTACGTCAGCGCAGACCCACCAGACCTGGGTGACTATTCAGATGGCTGGAAGGCCTGTCTCAAGGAGATACTTCATAGTCTCAACGATTTTAAAACAGAAACCGGATGCACTTCCACCGCTGCTGTTGAAGTTATGAAGAGCCACATTAGGTCTAGGTTATCCCCGACGCAAAAGGAGAAGAAGTGATGGTAACGAAACGAACATACAAAGCTCGCCGCGAAAAGTGGCTCCGGGCTCTTGAGAGCGGAGAGTATAAACAGGCAAGAAGAGCACTCCAGAAAAACGGAGGATTCTGCTGTCTTGGTGTTGCTTGTGATCTGTTCGCAAAAAAAGTCAAGGCGTATATACACACATATGAAGATGGCAGCGTAGACTATGTAGACCTTCCTCCTGCAGTTCGTGATCATCTCGGTATGCGCACCACAAACGGTATGTATGGTTTTGCTGATACTGATGGTCCCGTTCTCGACCTCATGCATCTCAATGACGCCAAGAGATGGAGTTTCAAACAGATCGCCGCGTTCATTCGGAAGAACGCCAATAAACTCTTCGTTGAAGGTACTTACTAGAATGCCCCAACGCAATTCCGGATACGAGCGTAAAGAGCGAGATTTCTATCCGACACCTGCGTGGGTGAGTGAAGTCATCGTCCCGTATATTCCCACCAAAGCTGTGACATGGGAGCCTGCCTGTGGTGATGGGGCTATGGCTAGGGTAATAAACGCCAAGTACACGACGGATATAGAGTCTCCCGATTGACTTCGATAGTGGAAAAACCCGCAGGGATATGTTTAAAGACTGTCCCGCATACCTCTGCAAGGTCGTACTGACTTCACGCATCATCTGGTTCACGAAAGAGGACGGAACAGACAATCCCTCAACCAACCACGCGTGGTTCGTCTGGGATTGGAGTAAACCCGCGGACGATAAGCCATTCACAGACTATCATTTTCGTACAGCAGAAGAGACAACTAGGAAGAAGGTAAAAGCGGCATGAGCAACGAAGAGCGTGAGTATGATTTGGATAGACAGAACAGGTGGAAGGAGCTAGACTACATCCTGGCCTGTCTCGAAGCCGCTAAAAAAGAAGGACTTCTCAATGAGGTCCTCGGGGATTTCCTCGAAGAGGTCAAATACAAGAAGGGTCACAGCGATGGACACTTCATCTCCCAAGCTCTTCGCGACTGGGACATACCACCACCAGTTGTAGGAGGTTCGGCGTGACAGCTCATAATGGAAGTGTCTACCTCAACGGGGAAGACATGTACAGCCACTTCAATACTACCTTCAGAGAACTTGAAGAACACGGTAACGTGCTATTCTCTGTAGAGACACACGAGGCTTTCGGAAAATTCTTAATTGAACTATACAGTAAGAACCTGAACACAAAAGCGCTGACAAAACTCGGGGAACTCGCCGACCTTAATCCTTACGCGTGTTTCAAATCCACTTTTAACCACGTGGTTCTGGGCTCCGGTCCGGTGTTTGTATCCGTATACCAGACGGAAGTATCGGTTTACGATAACGGACATAAGCGTAGTCTATCTACTCTAACTACCGGATACCCAAACTCTCCTCTGTTTTTTTATCCACACGTAGGTGACCCTCTGTACTTTCCGCAAGAGGGTTTAGTCGATAGCTTCGCTTTATCTAATGGGATTTTGAAGGTAACAAAGGAGGAAGACGTACTGTACCTACAGTACGCGGATGGTAGAGATAAACTTTGGACGGCGTACTGCGGTCCCGTTTGCTACGTAGAGCAAGAGCATGCTGATCCACGAGAAGAAGTTCTAAAAAGAATCTTTCCACCTACGGGGGCATCTACACTATGAGTGATGATCCGGTTTTGTTCATTCTTTATTGCGCGGGCGGGTTTATAGTTCTCCCCCTACTCGGGTATCTACTACTCTACTGCGTTCTATGGCTTGCCCCTTGGGAGGACAAAAAAGCTTTTGAGGTTGTAGATGAAGTATTATCTCTTGCTCCACCTAGAGTGGAGCGCAAGAAGACGCTCAAGCTTATCCCGAAAAAACCAGCAAGTCAGGCTTCTTCCTCTGAAGACTTTTGGGCCCCACCGGTTGACAGGGAGTAGTTTTTAGGATAGCAAGAGGCACCCTAATATTCCAATCTTCATCCAAAGGAACACACAATGGAGTTTTTAACATGGCTCTTGGTCCTGAGCTTCGTCGGTGCAAACGGACAATCAACCGTGACTTCTCAAATGGTGACAGAAGCCCAATGCAGAGCGGCTCTCATGGAAGTAGCTCCTGTCAAAGCACTCGCCTATTCTGATAAGTCGTTCTGCGTGTCCCCTGAGGGCGTGGTAATCGTGTCCACACCGGCTGACGGTTCCCAGAACGAAGAGTCTGCTCCAGAAAAGAAGAAGCAAAAGAAGGAAGAAGCACTTTGAGCCCCGATATTGTCTTGACCCTATGTGATGCTGCTCCCGCGTTCATTGTAGCTGCTGTAGGCGTGTTTCTTTCGCTGTCACGCCCATGAGAAGAAGTCTGCCCCGATCCCCTTATAAGATGAAGGCCACTTCGAGGCTTAAGCATCTACTTGTTGATGGTATAAAGAAAGATCACGCAAACGCGGCATCAGTCGTACTAGATAGAGAAACTTTGGACGATGTCTCAAGCTTCCTCCGGGGGAGAGAGAACTACTATACTGTTGGAGTAGACCATGCAGAATAAGCCCTTTCGTTTGATGCTATCCGCGACGTGTGAAGATATTAATAAACTCGCCTACCCACTAATCGCGTCCCCGAAAGTTGACGGCATTCGGTGTATTATCTTTGATGGTACGGCTTACTCCCGGAAGATGGAACCGCTACCAAACAGACACCTCCAGAAATGGGCCGCCTCTATCCCTGACGGTTTAGATGGTGAACTCATTGTGGGGAGTATCACTGACCCCGCCTCGTGGAATGAAACACAGTCTGGTATCATGAGTGAAGATGATGAGCCAGATTTCTCATTCTTTATCTTTGACAGGTATGAGGGCGATCCTCATGGAAACGCAACAAACGCCTCATATGAGGTGCGCCTGTCTAACCTAACCGCCTACGAGAAGCTACCACGTGTTAGAGTCCTACCGCACGTAATCGTAAAGAGTGAAGTGATTCTCCAAAAATACGTTCAGAATAACCTTTCCCTTGGATACGAGGGAACAATGGTACGTGATCCTGCTGGAGCCTACAAACAAGGAAGAAGCACACTCAAAGAATCAGGCCTCCTCAAGATCAAGCCATGGTTTGATTCTGAGGCCGTTGTGCTCAGCGTAGTTGAACGCAAACACAACGAGAACGAAGCCACGAAAGACGCGCTTGGTTACACGAAGCGCTCAAGCCACAAGGGAAATAAAGTAGGAACGAACACACTTGGTGCTTTCGTTTGTAGAGACGTAAAGACCGGAGAAGAGTTTCGGATCGGAACCGGACTCACTGATGAGCAGCGTGACGCCCTCTGGACTAAACGAGAGGACCTTATTGGTGCTGAAGTATCCTACGTCTACAGAAGTTTAACGACAGACAATAAACCTAGACACCCTTCTTTTAAGGGACTTAGGTACGACTGATGTTTACTTGGATAGTCATCTCGCCTAACAACTACCCTGTACCTCACACGTCTGCCAAGACTGAGATAGCTTCACAGCAATTTCTACTGCACCTCAACAACCCAAACCATTTCCCCGCGGTGGTAGAAGGTCAGACCACATTGGTGGGACCGAATGCGGACCAGTGGATAAAAGCCTTTACAGAGAAAGGCTTCAAGACGCTCCGCGTGGAGTTAGTCCCTTTGACTTTCTCTGAGGCCCTGTTCTAGCGGGTCGCTTGTGCGAGGCCCGCTTCGACACCCAGCGAGTATCCCCGATTAAATTCTCGTACGGCATCCTCTTCGCCGATTGAGAGAAACCGCAAGGTGTTCTCCAGGGCGGCGTACTGCGCGGGTAGGTAGAAGTGAAGGACAGATGAATCGTCTGTGTCTAACAGCCCGTAGGGATACACCTTGCAGAGCGTAGCCTCTTTTTCCGGGCAGTTGATATAAACACACCCAGGGTACTGATTCCAATTCAAAGGACGAGCGTAGACGTTTTGATGCTTCATCAGACGAATCTTTCCTTGAGTTCCGTTGAAAAGACGATGGGGGTAGTACGTTCCGGAAGATCGTGATTAACCTCTAATGCGGTGTAGCGTACCCCTCTATACTTCTTGAGAAGGTCCTCCATTCGTTTAGACCCCTCCAGTAGATTGGCGTCTTCTATTCCGTAGACGAATCCGGAGTAGACAATCTTGTCTACTTCATCGTATACTGTAATCTCAAGTCTTGAGTGGAAGCTACCCATAGTTATCGAATTCCCTGATACAGAGTGTTATATACCAGAACATACTACTCAACAGTTCGGATCAATTCAAGATAAGAGTTTGTTAATGTTTAATCCGGAGACATACCGCCACGGGTTCATTGCCACAAAGGGTGCGCTAGTGTGTATCGTAGAGGTTTATCAAGGGCGGCGTAACGTACATTTAACGAATAGATCGACCCTCCCCACAATCAAAGATTGTAATATGATTTATTTAGATGACTACGAAGGATGGGAAAGTATCCGCATCTACTCGGAGTATTACTACAACCTCTACTCCTCACGAGGGTTTAACATACAACCATTAACACATGTGTAATTGTGTCACAGGTTGTCTTCCGGGCAACTCCGCGCTATATATGGTTAACACCCAGCGCGCGAGAAACACCCCATGGCTTCCATCTTCAAGGACCCAGACTATCTTCAACGCCTTGATGCGTGCTGGAAAGCTAACAAAGCAGAAGTTGTAATTCTACCCCTCCCCGGCAAGAAACCCATGACCCATTGGCTTATTAACCACGACTGCTCTGGGCAACTGTGGTGTGGCCCCGCGGTTATCTCGGCGCTCACAGGTGAGCCAACTTCTGTTGCCAGGGACCTAGTAAAGAAATACCGAAAAGACCCCGTAGCTTTAGTCCAGGGTACGTCGGAGGAAGAGATAGAGTTTGCCTTAGACCGTCTGGGATATAAGCTGGAACATGCGTATCTCTACGGCGGTCGCGATTGGCAGAATAAACCTACGTTTTCTCATTGGTTACACAAGACGACGAAAGAACGCGTTGACAATGTCGGCTACTTAATATCATTATCCGGAACTAAAGTGAACAACGCGGGCCATTGGGCTCTTGTAATGAACGGAGTGTATATCTGTTCTTTCACGAGTTACTGGGTAACACTAGAAAAAGCGCGCTTCCGCAAAAGAAAAGTGGAGGCAGTCTACGCTGTAAGAAAGAAGTAAAATTGGCAGACGTAATAAATTTCGACGGCAAGACTTTCTTTGCACCGCTTGGAGCGCCCTTCACGGAAGAACTTATCTCCAACAAATGGATCAGAGATGACTTCAATAAGGTATTCAAGACCACTTCAATAGAAGTCGCGATCAAGTCTGTAAAATACTTTGAACCGAATCTCCAAGCACTCATCAAGAAAAACGCGGAGAAGTCTAATTTCCGCAAAGCGGTTTCGGACACGCCCTCCGGCAAATACTCCCTGAAGATTCCAACAGATAAAAAACTCCTCGCATTTCAAGAGGCGGATGTTGAATGTATTCTCGATTGGGAAAACACTCTGTTGGCGGAATCTTGTGGGATGGGCAAGTCTCCGATAGTCGTAATTGCAATAAATACGTTTAACGCCGCGGATGGTCTGATCGTTTGTCCTGCTACCGCCAAGTACAACTGGCTCCTTAAAGAGTGGCCCAAGTGGACCACACTGAAAGACAAGACGATTGGTATCGCCGAGGGGGACAACTGGCCTGACACAGACTTTGTCATCATAAATTATGACATTCTTGAGCGACACGTAGACAGTCTTCAACGCGTTGGCTTAGAAAAAGAGAAGTGGGACTTTGTCGTCTTCGATGAGAGTCATAAACTTAAGAACCCAGACAGCAAAAGAACGGTCATCTGCCTCGGGGGTAAAACAGAGGTGCGAGACGTTGACGACGATGGCGTTATCAAAAAGCGAAAAGTCATCGTAGTCGATAAGGAGGGGAATAAGAAAGAGAAGGATCAACTCATTAAGAAAGACCTTACCTGCACACCGATTCCATACGTCAAACGTATTTTCGCATCCGCTACACCGATGGACCTACCTAAAGATTTATATAGTACAGTTCGCGCGTGCGATCCTCGGGGCTTGGGTTTGGACTGGTTGCACTACCATAAAAGATATTGTAACGCGCACAAGGAATTTGTCGGCGGGAGTTACAGATGGAACATCAACGGTTCCTCGAACTTGGCAGAGCTAGGCGTTCTGATGCGTTCTCGTTTTATGCTGAGACACGATCCCGACAAGGTGACGAACCTCCCGCCTTTTCGCTCGGATATCTTTCTACTTCCGCCTATTCAGGCTGTCAACGATCTTGAAGTGGACTTCATCCAGAGGAACATCGATGCTCTTGTAGACCTGAATCCTGACGTAGAGAAAATAAAAGGTAATCCCCAGAGTCAAGAAGACTTCATGCGAATCATTGGCGAAGCTCTCATGGGAAACATTAAGAAGATTGGTCAACCCGCCTACGCAGCGGCCTTCCAAGAGCTAGCCGAACTACGTGAGCAAGTAGGCATCGCGAAGATTCCCTATGTCGCGGACTTTATCAGGGACAAGTCTGACGATCTAAAAGAACCAACGGTTTGCTTCGGCTATCACCGAAAAGTGATTCTGGGTCTGAAGGAGATATTTCCCGATAGCGCTGTAGTGATGGGGGGCATGTCCCTTAAAAAGCGCGAGCAGGAGAAAGACGATTTTCAGGAGGGCGATAAGTCTCTGTTCCTGGGTAACATTGACTCGGCTGGTGAGGCCATCACACTCACGCGTTCGAATCTCATAATCTTCTCCGAGTTCGATTGGAGAGGTACAGCGATAATCCAGGCGATGAAACGTATCCACCGAATCACTCAAGTGCGCCCGTGTACAGGGTACTTCCTCGCTGTGGCGAACAGTATCGACGGCATGATCGCCGCCAAGGGATTCGGAAAGATTGAGAACATCAAGAAGACACTTCTACTTCCATCAGAGAGAGCAGCGCTAGATGCCAAACAAAACTCCTAAGAAAAATCTACTCGAAGAGACGGACGCGCTTTTGGAGAGAGCAGCGCAGTTTATAAGAGTAGTGCCCTTGTTTGCCGGAACAGTGGTCTTCCATCAGGTCCCACAAGTCTACCGTTTTCTTTCTATCTCCATCCTGGATGATGGGTTCTACTTATCCTATCCAGACGAAACCCCTGGGGAGAGGAGTACGCCTTTTCAGCGCGCTCACGCTGAGCGACAGAACGAGAGCTTTCTGGATCAAGGACTACATCTACCTGTTAGCAAAGCTATTGAACAGGATCATGGGGTGGAGGAGTCTCCCGAGTGGACCTTCAAAGTGGCGCGCTTTGACGTAAATAATCGTAGACATATTGGAATCAGGATGACGCCACGTGTTGTAGACAAGGTTGTAGACCTGTCTCCAGCGGAATACGTTGGACCATACAAGGAGTACGTTCGGAAGCACGGACCAACGGTTAAGATAGAGTTGACACGCTCTTTTGAGGTTGATTAGAAAAAAAAGAGCCCGGCGAAAACCGGGCTCCTGTTTAAGGGGGTTAAGCCGCTTCCCTGATTCTCAGGTCTGCGACAGTCCCACCGCTGGCCGTGTACTCTCTGACCCACTTCGGAGCCATACCTCTACCGGACCACGTCTTGTTGGGTTCGTGGGGGTTAGCGTAAATCTGTTTAGCCGGTCCGAGAACTCTGTTTCGACCGCTCGGAAAGACCTCTTTCAAAGTCAAACCCGTGGGCTTGAGAATGGAGAGAATCTGTTCTCGAATCAAATCCATCTCAAGCTTCTTAGCTGTAAGGATTTGTGCGTTAAGAGCATCAAGTTGCTTCGTGAGTTGAGCCAAGTAGCTCGATGAAGTGATAGTCATGATCGTTCGTCCTTTCCTGCTTTGGTTCTTTTTAAACACGACATCATTGCCGTACTAAGAAGCTAGCACAGGGAAAATCTGTTGTACAGATTTTATTTGAATAGGTGTCGGTATGGTTACCGCGTTAATGAATCGTAAGGTACATCTCTGGAAAGAGTTCTTCGATTGTGAGTCCGTGCTCTTGCAACAGTTCTTCTACCGCCTCCACCGTGGCTAGTACGTGTTCGTCCATGTGTAGTCCTCCCGTGTTGAGTGTACTGTATATCGTCTCTGAGTAGAAGTACCTATACGGCGCTTCGTCGCACGTGTTGTACACGAGGCATTGGCGCGCAATTTTTATAAGACTCTCTACGTTGTCGCGCAAAGTAAATACTCTGTAAATGTTAATTTCTCGCAAGTATGTCATAGAGGTTTCTGTTCCATCTTGACACGTTTGTCCATTTATGAGACAAGCCCGGAGTAAGTCAAACATAGAGGCAACCACGTGAATATTAAAATCTCACCAACTGAAGCGCTGAAATTGTTTAAGACCGGCAGACGAGCCGCGAAAGAGCTGGGTATTCCGAAGTCAACTTTTATGGATCGTTTGAGAAAAGAGCAGGCCGGTATCCAAGCGATCCAGCACATTATGCTTCCTAGGGTTGAGACGCTCAACAATAACAAACAAATTAAGCAATATATTTTTACATGTGCTGTGCGAGGCGCGCGCGTTCACACAGACTTCTTTGAGAACCTTAAGGCCTACGCAAGAAAGTTGGGAGCAGAGTTTCATATCGGGGCCCTGACAAACGATAGCGGTAAGCAGCGACACACAGAGTTCAACAGTACGGAGTTTGACCAAGCGATTGTTCCCTTTCTCTGTCTCGATCCGATCCACATTGACGGCAAGATTGCTTTTTGTCCTGAACTGAATCTTACACCCACCATGGTGAAGCCCCTTCAGGGACTCCAGACTTACACTAAAAAGTTGTGGGGGATTTTTCCACATACTAAAATCTCTCTCGAAACGGTAGCCACCCACAAAGATCGTCCTGCGAAATTTATCGCAACCACAGGGGCTGTTACTCTCCCAGGATATAGTGCGACAAAGGCCGGAATGCGTGCAGTCTTTGATCATCTTCACGGAGCGGTAATCGTAGAGGTATCAAAGAACGGTGTGTGGTTCCGACACCTAACCCCTAACAACGAACTCGATGGTACATTCTATGACCTGGACAACAAGGTGGAGCAAGGACGGGTAACCTCAGGCCACAAGTCCCAAGCGCTCATTTATGGTGATATCCACGTAGAGAAGATTGACCCCGCAGTAAGGGAAGCGACTTGGGGCCCCAACGGTTTAGCCGGTTTACTGAGACCAGCCACACAAGTTCTTCATGATCTGATGGATTGTTCGGCTGAGAACTACCACTCGTTGGACAATATGTTTTCTAGGTTCGCACTTGGACTTACTCCAGACTATGACGCTCAATACGGTTTCTCTCAGGCGTACGCTTTCTTAGAACAGATTAAACCCTTCTCTACAAACTGCGTTGTGGTGGATAGTAATCACGACTACTTTATTGAGAAGTGGCTCATGAAGTTCGACCCCGCTAGTAAAGAGGACTTCGTAAACATACAGACCTACTATGAGCTTAAGTTAGAGGTACTAGCCGCTCTAAGAAAAGGCACGCCTTTCTCTCTTCTCGAAGTTGCACTCTCTAAGTACGCCCCGAAGAATGCACTCAAAGGAGTTCGTTTCCTTCTTGCAGACGAGAGTTTGGAAATCGATAAGGTTGAGTGTGCTTGGCACGGGCACAGAGGACCAAACGGAAGACGCGGAAGCAAGAGCGCGTTCAAGTTTGTCACAGAGAAATCTACGATTGCGCATCTTCACTCTCCTGCGATTGAGAGTGGCTCACACGTAGTAGGAACCTCGTCTCTGATGAACTTAGGATACAATAGTGGTCCGAGTAGTTGGGCTCATACTCACGGTGTCATCTATCCACACGGTGGGCGCGCGCTTCTAACCATGTCAGATAATAAGTTTTTTGCGGAGCAAAAGTAATGTCAGACACGGGGCACGAAAGATATACCGCCGAGTGCAATCAAAGAGAGGCGGATTTGAAGAACCTAGCTAGCGGGAGGGAGATAAAGGAACTGCAGGGTCAACTAAAATCATGTCACGCCATGAACATCGTCCTACTGGAGGAGAGACTTAAGTTTGTGCGAACAAGAGTGTATCGGTTGTTGTGTTTTTTCGGGGTGATCTAATGCTTGATCTTATTAGTATTCTGAGAGAACTGAAAAAGACCACGGGAGACATAGATACGACGAAAGTTTTGGCAGCCAAGTATGGAATCTCTCAAAGACACATGGCTAGAATTCTCAAACAATTCGATATGGCTACGCCCAGAGGAAGACCTTCAAACTTGTCAGATGAGGATATGAAAAAAATTAATACCTTATTGTTGAAAAAAGCAAACTCGGTGGAAGAGCTGGCCCTTGACCACAACGTCAGCGCGCAAACAATACGGCGACGACTGAGACAGTACAGAAAACAACTTGTGACTAAACAAAGAACTGGAGAAAAGTAATGAAACTAGAACTAACGGTTGAACAGGAATCTGCGAGACTAGCGGCGGTTAAATCTATCTTAGAGGGTAAGGAACGGTTCGTGTTGAATGGTCTTGCCGGAACGGGCAAGACATCAACGATGGTTCGAATCATCGAAGACCTTGTCAATTTAGGCCTCCGACCTGCGGTCTGCGCGCCAACAAACAAGGCAGCGAAAGTGATCAACTCCAAACAGAGTTTCATCAAAGCACAAACCATTCACAAGGTATTCACTAGACATCCTATCGCTGCTTTAGCTAAGCTTCATAGACTTTGGGATGAGCTTGAGAATGAGAAAAAGAAAGAAGGAAGCAACTTCGCAAGGCAGGAAGAGTTGTCTGCAGTTGTTATGGAAATTAATAAACAGCAGAAGAATAAAACCGCTAAGATGAGTTTTGTCCCCCGAGAGCCAGAAGAGATTGAGAGGATTTATGATTGTATCATTGTTGATGAGTCTTCAATGCTGGGTTCCAAGAACACCTATGATCCCTATATCGCAAAAGTAGACCTCCCAAAAGTTTTCGTAGGAGATGGCGGCCAGCTTCCACCAGTGTTGGATATTCCTGCCATTGATTTCAAACGTTCCGACGCAACACTTGTCAACATCCTAAGACAAAAGGCAGACAGCGGTATTCTAAAATTAGCTCATTCGATATACCATGGTGAACCTCTGGTTGGGGCTAAATATAGTAATGAGGCGGAAGTGACTATCTTCCCCTCCAACTATGATACAGCCGTCGCGCATCTATTCAAGGAAGAGGATTGTCAGTTCATCACCGCTCGGAATGATCGTAGAAGAGAACTAAACAGAAAGATTCGAGAAACAAGAGGCTTCATCGTCCCATCCTCGGAAAAGGACTATCCAGATTATTGGCCTCTACCTGGGGAGAAGATCGTCATCCAAGACAATTTTGATCTTGCGCAGGTGTCAAAGGGGGATATGGTGAAGGTTGTCTCGGTATCTCCTTTTCTAGGACACCCTAATCCGTATCTCGCAATGATCACTTTCACAAAGGAAGACGATCTGGATGAAATTAAAAGTCAGTGGATGGTTACCGCAGACCTTACGGACATGTGTCCGCAACCTCTAATTGACAACGAAGTAAAAGAAGCCGCAGCGAGAACTTGGGCACGTAGAGTGGGGGAAGAAGTTAGATATCCCTACTGCTATACAGCTCATATGTCACAAGGTAGTGAATGGGATAAGATTGTAGTAATTGATCCTCCAGCACCAAGAGAAGCGGACAAAGAATGGAAGAAGTGGTGGTACACGGCGGTTACTCGTGGACGTAATCACGTATATATTTGTAGCAGTCACTTCGCGAGACCTGGATATAAGTAATCAAAATGACAGCAATGCCATACACGGTTCCGCCTAAGGGGACCAAGGTACCAGAGGCGAAGACGCTTATGGCGGATATCGAGACCACCGCTATCAAGAAGGATAGTGGTGGCCGTATGCTCTATCCGGAGACGACGCATCTCATAACGGCTTTGGACTACGAGAGAGATGTTGCCTACGCGTTTTCCAGCGAAGCAGGGAATCTTGAAGAGGGGATTGATCTTATCAAACGATCAAACCTCGTAGTTTTTCATAACGGAATTGGTTTTGATGAACCAACGTTATATCAAAACTTTGGCCTCGTGGCGCGTGACGAGAAGCACATAGTTGATAGTATGGTACTATGTCGCCTATTCTATTCAAACATCAAAGAATTGATGGACTTTGATCTACACAAGCGGTGGGTCCTAGGAGGAAAGCAGCCGCACGGATTCAATGGACAACTGATAGGCTCACACAGCCTGAAAGCGTGGGGCCTTAGGTTGTCTACGTCGTCCCTCAAGGGCGATTACATGGAAGATATGAAGGCCCACACAGACGACCCGTGGGCCGAATGGAATATCCAGATGGAGGAGTACGCCATTCAGGACGTGGTAGTTCTCCGTGATCTATGGAAGGAGAAACTACAATACTTCTACACTTCGAAAGACAACGCTGAAGCAATCGCAATCGAGCACTACATGGCTCGTCTGATGGAAACACTAAAACAGTCTGGTATCAAATTAGACGTGGCGCACGCCAACGCCTTGTGTGATCAGCTTGAAGTACTAGCAGTGAAACTTCATGCTGACATCATGGTGGACTTCCCACCACGATTCGAGCCGGTAAAGTGGGTTTTTGAGCCTATCCCTGAAGGTCCCATTGGACTAGATGAAGTTGCGCGTAAACAGTATCTTCATCATAAGAAGAACGGAATGTCCGAACAGTCTCGTGCAATTTGCGCTGAGATAGAGAGACGCTACGGCACTCAAGTATACCCTACGATGGCGAAGTTATACCCTAAAAATCTACTGTATAGACCAGAGCACGACCTTCCGGATGGTTATTCTCGCGAGTTCTTTGGTGAAGTATTCACACCAAAAGTATCTCGGGATGTCAAGGACACTAAGACCAAAGAAATACTCTATCGAGCAGAGAAGGACTGCCCCTTCGTAAAATGTCATTGGTCCGAGTTCAATCCTAACTCTAGGCCGCAGATTATCCGCCGATTGTTAGAGCTGGGTTGGATTCCTGAGGAGTTCACAGAAACTGACAATCCAGAGACAAGTGAAGTAGAACTAACGAAAATAGCAGAGCAATTTCCGCAGGCGAAGAACCTTACGGAATATATGCTTATTATGAAACGTCTCGGTCAAATCAAAACAGGAGACAAGGCGTGGCTCAAACTGGTCAGCGATGAAGGTTTTGTCCACCCGACGATCAGACCTACAAGCACGATCACGTTCCGTGCAACCCACTCCGATCCGAACATCTCACAGGTTCCTTCTGTCAAGATGACAGACGTTCTTGATGCGAACGGTAAGAAGGTCTTGGACAGTAAGGGTAAGGTGGAACAAACTCCACTCCTTGATCGCGCTGGTAAGTGGGGATACGAGTGCCGTCAATGCTTCACTGTCCCTGAAGGTTTTGTGATGGTGGGGTCCGACCTTGCCGGTATCGAGATGCGAGCATGGGCTCACTACCTGAAGAAGTATGATGGTGGTAAGTTTATCGACGTAGTTCTCAATCGAGACGTTCATGAAGAAAATCGAGTTATCCTCGGGTTCCAAGATAGACGTAAAGCAAAAGAATGGCTCTACGCGTGTATGTATGGCGCTGGTGATGAAAAATTAGGCTTCATTATTGATCCGCTCGCTAGCGTACAAGAACAGAAGAGACTTGGAGCCGCTTCTCGTAAGAAATTCATGGACGGGCTAGATGGTTATGCGGAGCTTGACGCTTGGCTCATGGACGGTTTGTCGCGGGGGTATGTTCTCGGTCTTGATGGGCGTCGCGTGCCAATTCGTAAGCGCCACGCCGCGCTTAATACTCTTCTCCAGTCCGCGGGTGCCATTATCTCCAAATACTGGATTTGGTATGTCATGGATATCCTTGAGAGGGAACATGGACTAAAGTACGGGTACGATAAAGACTTTACACTGATGATTTATTCTCATGACGAAATTCAGATTGCATGTAAAACACAAAACGCAGACATAGTTAAAGACGCCTGCGAGAGGGGCGCGCGTTTATCCGGAGAACGGCTCAAGTTTGAGCTACTAGTAGAGGTCGGAACGGTTGACGGGGCGCATTGGGGAGATACCCATTGAAGCTGCGTCGGTGTAGAAAGTGCGGCGAGACAAAAGAAGACAGCAATGAGTTTTTTCATGCTTACAAAGGTCTACGATCATCGCCCTGTAAGGTATGCAGGTACAAGAGTAGCAGAACATACATCCTGAAGAATCCTGAGAAGAAGGTAGTTTACCATAAGAAATACAGAGAAACGAACCGCGAACGAGTCACAGAGGCCCAAAGAAAATACTTTAAGAACAATCCAGAGTCCTGCAAAGCCTCTGCAAGAAAATACCGAAAGAAGTATCCCGAGCGGTCAAACGAGAGAGTACGCAGAAGGCAGGCAGCGAAACTCCAAAGAACACCCTCGTGGTTGACCCAAGAGCATATCGACGAGATGGTTGGATTCTACGCCCAGGCGAAGAAGCTGACGAGAGAAACAGGTGTCAACCACGAGGTGGACCACATCTATCCCTTACAAGGTAAAGATTGCTCTGGGTTGCACGTTCCGTGGAACTTGCAGGTGTTAACCAAACAACAAAACACGACTAAAAATAACCGTACGCCTATTTACGACGACAAACAGGCGTGATACAAACAGAGCAGGCAGGTGATTCAGGAAGGAGAAAGTCGTGGACTTGACGAATAGAACACCAAATGGTAACTGGTTGGCGACTCATAGACACGTAAAGTCAGGTAAGTTCTATCGGTTCCTCCGATGGGCCGTCCTGGAGAAAACGCGCCAGGAGGTAGCCGTCTACGAGGACCCGCACGGTATGACCTGGGTTCGCCCCGCCGACGAGTTCCTTCAAAATGAGCGCTTTGAAACAATCAACGACGACTGGCTAGGATAGTAAATGAACCACGAACTTGATCTTACTGGACTAAAATGTCCCTTGGTTACTAATCGTATCCGGAAGCATAGTCTTAAGCTACTTGACGGCACAACCTTAAAGGTGTATAGCGATGACCATGAAGCAAAGGTTGACATTCCAGCATTGATCCTAAAAGCAGGTTGGGAGTACGTCAGCTACTCCGAGGGGACTAAGTTCCAGACCTATGAAATCAAAATCAAAAAGAAAAGCTGATAGTGCGTCTACCGTACCGGCAATACATACTTCTCCAAGCATCCCGCCGTTAAAAGTTCTAGTGATAGATACTGAAACAACGGGTTTGCCGATTAAAGGTGATCTTACAGACCCAGGGCAGCCGTGGTTACTACAACTTGGAGCTGTAACTTTCTCTCTAGACTCTGATCGCTTCGACCAAAAAATAAACACGCTAGTCGTTCCTCCCAAGGAGGCCATCTTCCACGAGAGGGCTGTCCAGACCCACGGGTTCACTCGGGAGATGGTTGAAGCTAACGGTAGGGACATGTCGGAGGTCCTAGCAGAACTGGAGGAGCTTCGGAAGTCATGTCAGATCATAGCTTCCTACAATTGGGCCTTTGACTCTTTCATCATCGCATCTTGTTCGGCCCGAATTAACCCTAATTATTTAGATTACCCGCTGCTCGGTAATCATGGACAAGGTGTCTCACACCATTGTGTAATGAATCAAGCTACAGACTTTTTCGGTTATCGACAGAAGCTCGGTCAAGTGTACCGTAAGATCACGAACGAACCGTTACAAGACGCGCATGACGCGATGGCGGATGCAGTAGCTGCGGCTATGATTATGAAGGACCTTACTTATCGACTCTTCATGTCGAAGAGGAAGAACACGGTTCACAGGTAGGGTAAGTAGGGTCTACTCAAAAGTAACATAATGTTAACCTCAGTCAATTTTTTAACGTGACTACACTCCGGTTTCGTAGTATAATCTAGAGGTTCAAAGTCTCAAAGGACCTCATTTAATGATCCCGATCCACGATAGCACGGCCGCAACTCCTATAGTCGGAGGCGCAAAGTCTACGCAGCAATTTACGATCCACGCCACGGGTAAGATCATCAGGAATATGATTTCCTCGATCTACCAGAATCCAGCGCGGACCGTTAGTCGAGAGCTTATTGCAAACGCCTTGGATGCACACGCGGAAGCAGGCTGCAAAGATAAGCCTATTGATGTCTACTTTCCAACAGCGATGAGTCCTACTTTTGTTGTGCGGGACTACGGCGTAGGGATGACCCACGACTTCGTCATGAATCTATATTCGGCTATGGGTTATTCCACAAAGGAAGGCACGAACGAACAGACGGGTATGTTCGGTGCTGGCTCCAAAAGTCCCTTGGCTATCACAGACACATTCACCGTGCGCTGTTTCGACAAGCCTGGGTTTCACGGAGAGCCCCTTCTAAACTCTGGTGGAGTGGACCTCAACGAGACGGGACGTGTTCGCCTATATTCTGTGACCGTGGCAGGCGACGTTCCGCGAATTCACCACACTTTCGATACGGTTGCGAAGACGGATAGTCGTGCATCTGAGGGGGGTGTGGAGGTAACCGTACCGCTTACGAGGGTCACCACCCAAGAGTTTCTCATTAACGCCACTGAACAGTACATTGTTTGGTTCGACAAGCCCATCAATTTCCACGACTATAATATCGCTGAGCGTGTTCAGGTCCGAACAGTGGCTCCAGGAGTACATTTGTACCGTGTGGAAAAAGAACAAAATACCAGCCCATATGACTATCAGTTTCCTTCGGGAGTCAGTATAAGACAGGGTGCGGCGGTTTACCCCGTACGGCATCACGAGCACGTTCTTTTTAAGTTTAAACGTGAACTTGGTGAAGGCGTTTGTTTTGATGTTCCTATTGGTACACTAGATGTAACGATGTCTCGTGAGAATCTACAAGAAAATTACGAAGCACTAAAGGAGGTCTCCACAAATATTCGTGCTCGCTTGTCTTATGATAGCGTGGAAGACACAGCTACAGCGCTGGGGTTAAATCTCGTTACTTACGCTGATTTCTTTTTAGCGCACGCAGTATACCGTTTCGCCCAGGGAAATGGTATTAGTGCGATTCAAACGCAGGACGGAATACGGATGCGTATGTATGAAGATAGGGGGCATATGTATCAAGTAGATTACATATCAACTACAGCGACGGCTGTTGTAACTTCAAATACTAACTTCGAAGAAGGAGTAGTATTGAGTGCTGCGAGAAAGAAATATCCTGGCGGACACATTACTTTCATCCAGACAGCCAAGAAGAACGTGCAGAAAATCTGTGACCACATTCGTGAACTCGGCGTTGGCGTATTCGATATCATTTCTGTGGAAGATCTGTTGGGCGTGTATAATACAACTAAAAAACAAACAGAACCGAACTACACCTACCTTAGTCATGAATCGTGGGCGAAGACGGAGAAGCTTGTCGGTCCCGAGATACTGTACGTTCCATCCGCCGGAAAAGCTCTTGCGATACTTCCCCAGAACTCTATGGCAAGCGCCGCATCGGTCAATCGTCTACTCAACAATGCACGAACCGTAGAGCTACTAGATCAAAAAGATCGCGTGTTTAAACTCTCGGATCGTGAGATATCTCAACTAGAGAAGAAGGGTTTTATCTGCGTTAATGTTGTAGAAAGAATCAAGACAGACGTAAAGGGTAAGTTTGACTCCACACCTATACTTGGTCGGGGTGGCTTTTTTAAGAGTGGATGTATCTGGTCTGACGAAATGATTAAAACACTAGGAGACCGCTTTTTGGACCTGTTTGACTCCGATCCAGGCTTCCGGCTGGGGACACTCAAGACCTTTCGACGCAATTCCTTAACGAACCCACTGCTCGGCGATACGAACCGTTACTACGCCTATGAGAGATTAGATATGGACCTGGGGCTAGGACTCACAGAGCAGTCCGACCAAATAGATTCCTACGTGTCTGAGAAATACTATCCCGCATACGACTTTCTACGAGACTTCATGCGGCACAAAACGCGACCAATTGTCGAAATATTCGATATGCTAATTGATCACTCGGTGGAAGAGCCAGAAGGTCTGGATGATGCAAGTAGAGCCCTTGAGCCTATTCTCGCTGAAGCTCGTACTTTCTTTGAACACTGGGTAACACAGAAAGAAAGTGACTTGACAGTAGACGCGCAAGCAGCTTAATATCTTCCCAGCACGATTTATTTTACAAACAGGAAAACTCCACGATGAACTATGATCCGACCCCTAGCAAAACTCCTCCTCCTCCTAGCTACGCCTATATGGTCCAAGAGAACTCTATCACCGTTCACTTTAGTGATGGTGACGCCTTCACTTGGCCGAAGGATCATCTTCGTTTCGGAGCAGTAAGAACGGCTCTTTCGGAGATGAAAGATGAGGGAGCAATCCGCGCCCTCATGGACACCGCAGGAGAAATCCGCGTGGCTCTACAATTTAGGGACTTCACCGTTACTGCACGAAATATCCTATATAAAGATCGCGTCGTTGATCTTCCGGTCGTATCTAAAATCCTGAAGCTTCAGTCTGAGGGTCTCCCCATTGAACCTGCTCTTAACTTCCTTGAGCGGCTTATTAAGAATCCTCGCCGGTCTAGCGTGGAAAGTCTGTACGATTTTCTTTCGCACAATTCCATCCCGCTCACTCAAGACGGGAAGATTGTCGTTTATAAGAAAGTTCGAAGTGATTACAAGGACATTCACAGCGGGACTATCGATAACAGCCCAGGACAATCGCCGGAGATGATGCCTTGGGAGGTCGATGAAGATCGCAACAGACCTTGCTCTAACGGACTGCACGTTTGTGGTCGTGACTATCTCCCCTCGTTCGGTTTGAGTGAAGATGATCGCGTCGTCATCTGTATTGTTGATCCAGAGCACGTGATCGCAGTCCCTGCGGATTATCAATTCGCTAAGATGCGCGTGTATAAATACGACGTTGTTGGCGAACTGAAGGACGCGCAAAAGGCGGAGCTTATTGATAAGTGCACTGTCCTCTCGTCTCCTGGGGATATGACTGACTACGTCGATTGGGACGATGAGTTCTACTCAGATGAAGATTATAACGAGTATGACGATGACGATGACTGCGATTCTTGTTTGGAGACTCCTCTGGAAGCAATAGAAGATGCGCTTAAGGAGTTTTATACTGAGCTTGCTTCCGATAAGGAATACACAGAGCACCTAACCGAAAAGCAGGAAGAGGCTCTATACGCCGAGTACGAGGCGCAAGAGGCGGCTAACAATCCAGACTATGATCCTGAAGACAACAATAACGTGAACGATGAGCCGGACTACGCGGCGATTTATGAGCGTTACTGGGACAATCTACACAGGGCCTCTAAAGGTGTAGGTTATTTCAAGCTGGATGGTATTCCTGCGAATGTAAGAGCCATGGAGTTGTCCGTCCTGTACAAATGGATCAGTGTCGAGGACTTCTTGGGGTTATTCGGAAAAACTATAGAGAGTCAAACTTCTCGGGAAGCCTTGAACGCGTTCAGAGATTACTTGAGCACGGAGGACATTGAACGATACTCGAACTACGAAAAGTCCCGCCGCATCTGGAATCTCCTTGTGGCTATCTATGAAAAGTAGAAGCAGCTACAACGTATGGGTAGAAACCGAGCACGGTAGCCACATAGTTTTCCCGTGGCTACCGAAAATTCTTGCAGAAGAGTATGCTCTCGTTCGGAATAAGATCGAAGACGCTCGATGCGAAAATCTGAAAACTTTTAACCCATACATGGATTTCTTCTTCGTGAAGAAAGCAAATAAGAAAGAAAAGAAAAATGAAGAAAATTAAAGACGTGAACTTCCAACAGGGCTTCAACGACTATGTGAAAGATCACGGCAAGGTCTTCGCACATGATAGGTCTACTACTGTTGGTGCCTCTGAAGTCTTCGGCTGTATGCGAGAAAACGTCTTCAAAAAGCGGTATCCAGAGCTAGCTGAATTGGCGGAGGAAGAAGACCCAGAATGGGGCCACGCAAAACGTGGTGACGTAATTGAGAACGCCTTTGTCGTCCCCGTCCTCATAAATATGTTCGGGGAGAAGAACTGTCACATGATGGGAGAGGATCAAAAAACTCTCGTTGATGGGCGTCTATCAGCTACTCCAGACGGCGCGGTAACTGGATTAGATTCAGCCGCGCTATCTATGTACAACATATCTGACCTAGGAGAAGATGGTCACATTGCCGCGGAAGTGAAGACTTTTGGTGGCGATTTTGCCGCACCTCGAAGGACAAAGAATGATGATGGCACCGTCTCATACGCGGCGCGTGTGAAACACGTAGGACAGAATATCTGCCAGATGGGTTTGATGAAGCTCCGAACGAACTTCAACCCGAACTACGGTGTTGTTCTATACGTGAATCCCGTCAATTTGAAGGACGTAAGGCCCGCACCAGTGGCGTTTGACCAAAACGTCTACGATGCCGCCAAAGAGCGCGCGGAAGACGTGTTCGACATGACCAAGGGGCTAGCCGACTATCCAGCAGAGGGGCGTGCAACCGGAGATTGTACTTATTGTGAGTTCTGCGCTAAATGTCAAACTATCGAGATGGATCGATATAACGAAGCAGACACGGAACACGACGCCCTAAAAGCAGAACTGATAAAGAAGATTGACCACCAAGCAGCCGAAGTTTACAATATCCGTGCTGAATTCAAAGACATGGAAAAAACGAAGAAGGTGGCCGAAAGTAACCTTCGAGAGCTTCTCTTGTCTACAGGCGTAACCAAGACGCCTACTGCTTCCCTGGTTAAGTATAAAGGGCGGAAGACTCTAGATAAAGTTAGAATTGCTGAAGAGTTTGATATCTCACTAGATGAGTATACAACTACTGGGGCAGATTATCTCGTCCTTAAGGTAAAAGGCGAGTAGTCTTGATTTTATGTGGTAGAGACGCTATGTAGAGGATGGTTAATTCCGTCTTTTATAGGGTCTTTAAACATGGCATTTTCGTCCGACCGCTCGGCTGAAGACACCTCTTTCAAAAAAGTGGTAGCACTACCAGATGAAACCCATCTAGACGGTTTCAAAGGTATTGGTCACTTTTCCGTGAAGAACCCTCCAGGGCTCCCTACTGGAAGTTATTACCTCACCTGCTTCAGCTCGAAGGTAGACGGGGCCAGTCGCATTGTACAGATTGTGGACAATGTATTAACCGCTGAACAATCCTATCGCGCTAAGAATACCCTAGGATGGAGCGCCTGGACCGTCAGAGGATCAGGCGGCGGGGGCGGAAGCAGTAACGCCTCTGGTATCACTTATAACGACGCTACACAGGGCTACGGGATAGGCACCACGCCCTCTGTAGCGGCCGTTCTTGATGACATCCTGTTGACGCTCCCAAAGAACCCCACGCGTGAGTTCAATGTACTAGACTATGGAGCGATACCCCAAGGGGAAGCTTCCGCCGCCACAAATCGAGCGGCTTTTGAAGCGGCGATTGTCGCAGCCGCCGCCGTAGGTGGGGGCGTTATCAGAGCACCCAAAGGGGAATACTATGTAAGCTACGGAGGATCGGCCTCACTTGGAGGTATCCGACTACGATCAAACATGACCCTCAAAGGCGACGGTATCGGGGTCACCATTATTAAATGCGCCGACATCGGTAACAACGACCTTGCAGGGTTGGTCAGAACTCAATCGGGCATCGAAAATAGTAATGTGATCGTACAAGACCTCACTATTGACGGGAATAAGGCAGGACAGTCAGGCTGGGCCAACATCATCTGCTTTTTCGCGGGAGTTACTCCCGGAAATCGCGTGCTGATGGATCGCAATATATGGTGCCTAAATGTCGAGTGTAGAAACGGTAAGAACGGCACCGCTGGGTCTGCAAACCTCTCTCGCGGCTATGGATTCGATCCGCACGAAGTTGTTCAGGGTTTCGTGGCGATCAACTGTATCGCACACGACAACGAGAGAGACGGTTTTGTTCTCGACGGCGTGATCGATTTCGCATTAACGGGTTGTCGCTCGTATAATAATAGTAGATACGGCTACAACTTTATCACTGAGACGTTCAACGGTACGGTGACTAATTGTCATGCAACCTCGAATGTTGCTAACAACTATATGGTCCAAGGGGACTCACACCACATCGCCATCACCAACTGTCTCTCGAACAATTCAGGAGAACAGGGTATTCGAATCAGGCGCGGAGCCGCTGTTGTCGATACTTTCTGTACTGTCAGCAATTGTATCATAAAAGGTTCTTCGAGAAACGGGATCAACATCACAGGTGCAAACTACAACTTGATTTCTAACTGTATCATCCAAGACAGTTCGTCGTCGGCGAATAATACCTACATGTCTGTCTCCCTGGATGAAGACGACGGGGACACTCTAATTTTCACAGGCGCGCGCAACAACGTGGTCCAAGGGTGCTACGCCATCGAGACTGCGATTGGAGCGAACCATGCTAAGCATGGTATCCGTGAAGACTTAACTGGAGCCCAGCCACAGAATAACGAATATAAGTGGAATACTTTAGTCGGTCACGTACAGGGTGCCTACTCTACACTAAACGCGACATCACGGAGAATAGCGTTCTCTACTGATGTTTACAATGCCGCGGATTACGGGGTTTTGTCCTCTCTCGCGGATTGCCGCGTAGCTCTACAAGACCTCGTGGACCTTGTTGCTGCAAACGGTGGTGGTTTGATTCGAGTACCAAAAGGCTTATACGCTCTCAGCGGAACCGGTACGGCGTCGCAGGGCGGTATTCGTCTGACATCTGGCGTACATATCCAAGGTGCTGGGATCGGACTCACGACGTTTCGCTTGATTGATATGGTCAACGTAGGTGTGACAGGCGTATTCCGAACATTGGCGGGTGGCTCGAACAGTAATATCTCTATAGAAGACCTAACACTAGACGGGAACGCTCCAGCTCAAACAGGGACGGCGATTATACCCGCGCTGTATATCGGTGGAGCTACGGACGCGGGAATTCGTATAGAGCGTTGCGAGTTCAAAGGAGGCAATTCTGCTACAGGTCATGGAGCCCGTGTCTCTGCTGCTACGATAGGATCAGCCACAGATATAACCTTTAGGGATTGTATCTTCACCAGCAACGAGGGCGATGGTCTAAACATTCAAGGAGCCTCAGGAGTATTCGTTGAGAACTGTACGACAAAGAATAACACGCTCAACGGGTTAAAGATTACGGATGGTTCTATAGACGTGCAGGTGTCCAACCACGTTTCCAAATCGAACGCGGCGGTGAACTACATCGTTATGGATGACGCATCCAACGTGCACTTTACCGGAGGTATCTCCAAGAGTTCAGGTCAAGAAGGGTTTCGAATTCGTCGCGGCGCTACTGTGTCTGAGACACACGTCACGGTTGACGGTATGTCTATCGAGCTAAGCTCGCGTGCCGGAGTCAACGTCGCTGGTGCTTCCGATAACGTCTTCTCGAATTGCGTATTCCTGAACAACGGACAACTTACGAATTCAGCTTACAGTGATGTTCTTCTGAATAAGGATACAACAACCACGACCACCCTTGCGGAGAACAACGTATTTACGGGGTGCAAGCTAAACGCCACTGGCGTGAACAAGACAGAGTACGCTTTTAGGGAGACGGCAACGGAAGCGAACCTGAATCGTTTCTACCTAAACAGCGCAAGAGGGCAACTGACGAGCAAGTATCTCATAACAGGTGCCGGAACGCTCTTTAGAGATGATTCGAATGTTGGTGCGACACTGCCCGGTGGCTCAACGACACAAGTTCAGTACAACAACGCAGGCGTTTTTGCGGGGGCCTCTGGTCTCCTATACGACGCGGTAAATAATAGGGGGCTTGTTACAACCTCACTAGAGATACTCGCGGCTTCGCAAACCAACGCCCCAGACAGTAGCGCTCTTCTGTGTAGTCGTGCTCTAAGCTCAAAGATTGTTTCACCAGCATACGCCGATCCGATAGGTGTGACCAGGGCACTCCAACAGCGCTTATCTGGTAAGAGCTTCATGTCTTGGTCCACGCTGAATCATAACGGAACTACGACTAGCGCCGTGGGCGTAAGTCTCGTGGTGTCTACGGCCACAAACTTCGTGACGACAGGCTTTTCCGCACGAAACGTCGCAGGCTCAACCACGAAGGCCGGTACTGTTAAACGTGTCGGTGCCTCGGGCGTATCAACCGCTGGTAGTGGATTGTCTGTTGTGACTAGCAGCAGTCAATACATAACGAGAGGATCGGCGGCGGGAGTGGGAGGGTTCACTTTCACGACTGTGTTTGGTGTAGTAACCAAATCAGCTACGGCGAGAGGTTTCTTCGGGCTATCCACCACAGCAGGAGCGGCTACGGTCCCCTGGATAGGAGCCGGGGCTGTAAATACAGGTGCGGATATCGTAGGGATAGGTTTTGACTCGGGAGATACCAATCTAAGTATATACACTAACGACAACGTGACCACGGGGACAAAAACTGACTTGGGCGCTACTTTCCCGGTGGTGGATGGCGGGTTATACGAACTAATACTCTCTTGTGGCCCTAACGCTTCAGATATTAACTATTACGTCCGTAATATCGGAACAGACGCCGTAGTTAGCGGTACGCTTACAACAGACCTTCCGCGAAACGTGACATTCTTGTCGCCTACATATGTTATGTACAACAACACGGACGCGGTGGGTATGGTGATGGATGTTTCCTCAGTTTTTATTGAGCAATTAAACTAAGGAAGTATCTTGACCCAAAATAGAACATATGTCATACCTCTGTTTCATCTCGGAACGCTATTGTTCCGTTTGTAAATAAACAGAAAGACAAAAGACATGACTGAACTAGTACCGTATAACGAAGCACAAAATACCCTGGCTGGGATGAGTGAAGATGAGCTTCTTGCCGCAATGGCAGAAACTCTTAGCACAGTTCGGCCCGGTAAACAGTATATCAAGTTTGATGGCCGCGACGGTTTCTACTCCACAGGCAAAGAAGACGCCATTGTCTGGAAGAAACAGAAAGTAACGTTTCTGATGAACACCCTCGGGCTTCAGCGTGGATTCGCCTGCTGGAAAGCAAAGCAGCCTGTGGATCGTGCGATGAAGTTGTACTTCCTCGGTAAACCCCTTGTCGTTAGTGAACTTGCGGATCACGGCCCTTACAGCCTCGATCCGAAAGATCGTGAAGGTTGGTCTCTTAATTTCACGATGGATTTGAAGGACCTAGATACTGGTGAGCAGTACGAAGTAACCTTCAGTTCGAGTTCGGCTACGAAAGCTTTTGAAGAGTTTTTGCTTAAGCAACTCGCTCCTCTTTCAGCTCAGTATAACCCTAAGAACTACACGCCAGTGATCACGATGGGTTCAGTCTCATTCACGACGAAGGCTGGTAAGAACTTCAAGCCAACATTCGTTATTGATCGCTGGGTCAAGAATGACGCGGGTGCTGTGGAACAACTTGAAGCTCCTGCGAAGAAGAAGGCCAAGTAAGGGGATATACCTCATAGGCGTATAAACCTAACAGGAGGCGGCATCATGTCGCCTTCTGTTTTTTAAAAAGGGACTACCATTAACATGATCACCTATTCGAGCACGCCAGAAGCTACGCAGAAACCTGCGGAATTCTCCTCGTATATCCACCCGGATTACAACTACTATTCTCCAGACTGGGTTCACATCCGGGATGCGATGGCAGGAGAGCGTCGTGTTAAGGACAAAGGTGAAGAGTATCTCCCCACACTAGAAACAGACTCAGTAGCCTACGCCGCTTATCAAGGCCGCGCCGTGTTCGTGAACATGGTCTCAAGAACCGTTCTCGGGATGGTTGGTACCGTTTTTCGCAGACCTCTGAAAGTCTTTGGAGTAGAAAAAGGAGATATCAAGAACGTCACGAAAGACGGCTTGTCATTGAATGACTTTGCTAAAAAAGCCGCCCTAGAGCTTTGCAGTGTCGGTCGAATTGGTATCCTAGCAGACATGCAGGAGGAGGTCCCATACCTTACCGAATACCTTGCTGAGAATATCTTGTCTTGGCGCACCGCGACTATCAAGGGTAAGGAACAACTTATCTACGTCCTGCTGCGAGAGATTGGTGATGACACTCCTATGCTTGAAGGAGATGGTAGTCAGGGAGCCGACTCGGTTGGAAAAATAACATCTAGATTCCGGGTACTCCGTCTGAAGAATGGGGTGTATCAGCAGTATGTCTATGACTGGGGCGTTGACGACGAGGATATTCTTAAGTCCCCCGTGACAGTTATCACACCGACACGTGGCGGAGCGACGTTTGACTATATCCCTATGGTCATTCCTGGCGCGATTGGTAACACAGTGGATGTTCAACGCTCCCCGGTGATCGATATCGTCTCTATTAACTTTGCGCATTATAGAACCTCCGCTCAGTTAGAGCATGGCAGATTCTACACAGCGTTGCCTGTTTACTACACAGAAGTACCGGCAAACGTGGAAGTGGACCAAGAGTATACTGTAGGTCCCTCCGTCGTTTGGGAAGTACCTGAGGGGTCTAAACCCGGCATCATAGAGTATTTCGGTACTGGATTGGCCAGCCTTGAGCGAAGTTTGACAGAAAAAGAGGAACATATCGCTCAACTTGGTGGACGCATCATGGGCATTAGACCGGCTGCAACGGCTGAGTCAGATAATATATATCGAATGAAGCAAGCAAATGAAATTTCTATACTTATGAATATTACCGACTCTCTTGGAGCGGCTCTAACTCAAGTGATGACGTGGTATCTTGGTTGGCAAAGAAAACCTACGAAAGATTTACTTGTCAGGCTGAATCAAGACTTCAAATCTCTTAATATCGCTGCACGAGAACTTCGCGCTCTCGCGCTCCTGCATCAGCAGAACATTCTCCCAATTCAGGCGGTGTACGAGGCGCTACAATCCTCAGAGTTCATCCCGGAAGATTGGACCTTTGTTGATTTCCAAGAATATCTCAACAACGCAGACAACTTCCCGAATCAGCCAGACGCACAAGCAATGCGGGAAGGCTTCTCGGATGCAGATGCACGCCAGAGGTCTAATCAGTTGGATCAAACTCATCAGCATGAATTTGATCTTGCAGAACAGGATGAAAAAGTGCAGAAACAGCTTCAGCAAGCTACTTTCAGACAGGCTCAATCTACAGCTCGTTTGGCAGATCAGCGGGCAGCGAAGAAGCCGGTAGTTGTTCCTAAGAAGGATGAGTAGTGTCCCTGCGGATAAAATACCCTCTTTTGAGTAACAAGAACGGACTTCAAGACCTCATAAATACTGGCGCTTCCGTTCTCTCCGTAGCTATGCTGGTGGGATGTGAACTGTCCTCTGTTTATGTCGCAATAAAACGTCTGGGGATAGAATTACCAAAGAACGAGAACAATAAAATAACAGACGTTGAGGCGGCTAAGGTGCTGGTCTCACAAGGATACTCCAGAATAGAAATCGCGAAAAAGCTTGGTGTAAGCCCTTCTGTAGCATACAAGACCCTAAGGGCTACACCCGGTAGTAAGTATCCGCTTGTACAAGACAAAGAATATTTAAAAGTAGAGGTAGATAGAGGAAGAACAATAAAGGAAATTGCTGAAGATATAGGGTACCCCCGAAAACTGATAGAAAAGAGAATACGAGAGTACGCTTTAATTGACAGACGTATTCCGAAGTTGAATGACAGAGATTTCTTACAAGAAAGTATAGATGCAGGAGCGACAATAAAAGGGTTGTCTATAGAGTTTGGGTGCTCTACGACGCGTGTAAGAAACGCTTTATCTTGTTTAAGTGTACAAGTTAATAGACCCTCTTTAACTTCACGCGCTGGTGAATTACAGGGAGCGCTAGAGTCTTCAAAGTCTTTACAAGAGGCTGCTGACAAACTAGGATATAGTAAGATACACCTATCCGTAGTTTCTAGAAAACTTGGGCTTTTAACAGGAAAGAATACTAGTGTGTCAGACATCGAGAAAGAACTTAGAGTCGCTCTGGAGTTCACGCCTTCAGAAGTTTTATATAATTCCAAGTGCATTGGCGGCCAATCGGAGTTAGACATATATTTTCCGACCAAGGGTATTGGTATTGAAATGGATGGTGTATATTGGCATTCAGAAGATCAACATGAAGACAAACACAACATCCTACACAAGTGGGAAAAAGCACGGGATGCTGGAATCCGCTCGATCCATATCCTTGACGTGGAGTGGACTCATAATCGAGAAGCCTGCGTAAATATTCTCACGGCCGCTCTGTCAGATTCAATCCAGAAAATCCCAGCACGAAAATGTGAACTAAGAGAGGTTCCGACTAAGGAATCGCGACCCTTCCTGGACAAGTATCACATGCAGGGTTTTGTTCGGTCAAGTATATGTGTCGGCCTATACCACGAAAACGAGCTTGTAGGGCTTATGTCCTTCGGAGCGACTCGGTATTCAAAGAAAGTAACTCACGAGCTTCTTCGTTTGTCGTTCAAGACAGGGATAGCTGTGACTGGAGGCTCTGCACGACTCCTGAAGTACGCACAATCCCTCCTTCCTATGGAGAGTATTGTCTCGTACTGCGATAAGAGGCTCTTCAGCGGAGCTGGGTACGAAAGACTTGGGTTCAAGTTGTCGCACACTTCGGCACCGAACTACTACTACGTCAAGAACAAGGGCAAGAAGGAAGGCAGAGTCAAATATCAGAAGCACAAGCTTGCCGGTATCCTGAAAACCTTTGATCCAGCGCTCACAGAGTACCAGAACATGAAAGCAAACGGTTATCGCAGAATCTGGGACGCGGGTAACGATGTCTATATTCTACATACAACTTAGGATTTTATAAGTACCCCCTTGACAAATATCACAGGTGTGTCCATATACCTCTTCGTTAGGGTTAATCATTAACCTTAATGGCCTAATGTCTCAGGGGACCTGAGCGAACAGATATCGGAGATATCGATGCCTATTTTGACCTACACTACGAAAAACGAAGTGCCGGAAGACCTCAAGGATTTTGTAAAAGAAATCACCGAAGAGGGTGAGAATAAGGGGAAGTTTTCGATTAACGTCGTCCCCCGAGTCAAGCTGGAAGAGTTTAGAGACACAAACGTCACAAACTCGAAGCGGGCCGAAAAAGCAGAGGACTTCAATAAGAAGTTCATGGGAGTTTTTGGTGTAACCGATCTTGAAACTATCGATTTCGGTAAGATCAACGAAGAAATGACTGGCCTTAAGGAAACTACTCGAAAAGTCGCAGATGGCAAACTTAAAGCATCTGAGGACATCGATAAAGTGGTCAACGATAGGACCGAACTGCTCAGAGTCAAAACCGATGAGCAACTTCAAGGCAAAGAGCGAGAACTCGCACTGGCTAAGAAGGAAAGAGATGAAGCCGTTTACGCATACAAGCTTACCTTTGTGGACCGTGAAGTGGCAAAAGTTTGTAATGATGCGGACCTTGGTGTCGAACCTACAGCGTTTATCGACATTATCGATAAGGCCCGCAGAGTATTTGAAGTTGGCACGGACAACGGACTCACTCCCAAGCGGTCTGGACAGACTATGTGGGGCGAAGATGGTACTACTCCGATGTCGATGAAAGAGTGGGTGGACAATGTCCTTCGGAAGGACGCTCCACATTACTTCAAGAAGTCAAACGGTGGCGGAGCTACTGGTGGCGGAGAAAATAAGACTTACGGTATGACGGAAGCTGAAATTGATAAGCTATCGCCACAGCGTAAAATTGAATTGGCCAATGCTGCTTCCTTTGCGAATACAAAGAGACGGTAAGGGTCGGTAAGAATCGACGGAGACTCGGGGAGTTTCTTAACTTTAGAAATGAGACCACTTTCTAGGAGAGAAAAATCATGGGTCTTTCACTATTTGAAGCAAGCAAACTGAATAAGGGCGAAGTAAAGCGCGCCGGTATTATCGAGCATTTTGCTCGTTCGTCGGACCTTCTGCGGGCAATGACCTTCCAGAATATCGAAGGTGGTTCGCTGGCATACACCGTTCAGGGTAAACTCCCTGGCGTTGCATTCCGTGGTTACAACGAAACCTACACGCCCTCGACTGGTGTTGTGAATCCTGAGACGGAGCATCTTCGCATCGCTGGTGGTAACTTGGACGTTGACCGCGCGATGATCAAGACTCGCGGCCAAGGCATCCGCACCACGCACGAGATGATGAAGGTTACGGCGCTTAGCCTCTATCTTACCGACAAGATCATCAACGGAGACAGCTTGGCTGATCCCCGTGAGTTCGACGGTCTTCGTAAGCGCGTTGTTGGTAGCCAGTTGATCCCTGCGAACCTCTCGGCACCAGCCGGTAACTCGCCGCTCTCGCTCGAAGCTTTGGACACTGCAATTGACGAAGTTGATGGTGCTACGCATCTCATCATGTCGCCAAAGATGCGTCTCAAGCTCGTCAAGGCTGCTCGTAGCTCGGTTGTTGGTGGCGACATCGATATCTCGAAGGACGAGTTTGGTTTCCAAGTAACCCGGTATAACAACCTTCCAATCCTTTTGGCAGACTACGATGACCTCGGTCAGCGTATTTTGGACTGGGATGAAGTCGGTCCTGGTGGCGGCACTAACTCGACCTCGATCTATGTCGTTCGCTTTGGCGACGAATATGTTTCGGGCATCCAGAACGGCACCATGGAAGTCGAAGACCTCGGACTTCTGGACGATGGTGTTACCTACCGCACGCACGTTGAGTGGCTGATGTCGATGGCTGTCATGCACGGTCGCTCATGCTCGCGCGTCTGGGGTATCACGAACGCAGACGTAACCGCTTAATAGCGGTTACGACTATCCCTCTTTTTTGTAACGAAGCTGTTTAGGAGAAAATAACTATGGCTCGTATGTCTAGCAGAGTATCACGAGAGTTTGACGCAGCTTCGGCTACCACACTCCGTAACGCAAATGATGGTGCAGAAACCGCTGACGTGGCGGAAGCTGGTGTTCCTTTGGACATTCTAAAGAATGCTTATTGGGATAACAACAACCAACCGTACGGTATTAGTTCGGTCTCGCTTCACGTTTCGAACATGGATCGGGTCACACTGGACGAGACCTACACGTTCATCGTGGAAGTCGATACGTCGAACGCTTTCGCCTCGGCGGTAGAAGTTGGTCGTATTAACGCCGCAACGAAAGTGGGCTTCTATCAGATTCCGTTTGATAATGAAACCATGGAACTTCTTGAGCCCGGCGCAACTCACATTCGCATTAGACTTGATGTGGCTGGTACGACACCCTCGGTTGTTTACGGCGCTTGGCTGACGTTCTTGGGCGTCTAATACTAACCTACAAAGATTGACAAACAGCGGGGTCAGTGTTACTGATTCCGCTGTTTTCTTATGAACTCCATAAAGGCTAAAATCATGACACGAAACATCAACGACGTAAGTGTAACTTCACCTGATGGCACTGAGGTGTTTGAAGTATCTCGCTTGAACGCTATCGACCTAGTACAGCATAAGGGATTCGCCTACACGAAAGCTAAAGCACAGGCGGACACCTTGGCGCACGCGGCCCGAGGTAAAACTGATCGCGCCCGGAAGAAAGAACTTATGCTAACCCCCGTTCCGGATATTTCGGAGAGTACAAGCACTGATAAGAAGAATAAAGGGGGTCGTCCTAAGAAACCAGTCGCTCTGGACATTGACCTAACAGACGAAACTCCAGAACCCTTTGATAAAAAGAACAAAACGGACCTTTCGATAAACGACCTAGAGGATGAAGAGGAAGAGCGGCTGGGAAACTGATAACCAGACTTCTCCTAGAGTGCGCAAATTGTCGCACTACCGAGTATAAGCAACGTAGATACAAGAAGAAATAGCTCGCTATTGTATGTGGTCGAATTAACCTTATATAATAAGCTTACCTGTTAATATTAAGGATGTCGTGTGAACCCAACACCAGAGCCCGACTGGGCAAGAATTACAGCCGAGTCTCTGTGGGTCCTCCTAGCAATGGCTGGTGGAGTCGCACGATATCTTGATGAGTATTTGAGAACGGGAATACTCCCGCGGATTGGTCACCTGTTCGCTCACGCTGCGGTAAGCGGTTTTTCTGGCTACATGGTGGCTCAAGTTTGTCTACGAACAGTACCGGAGTGGTCATTGGTCGCAGCGGGCATCGGTGGGTATCTAGGAACTCAAGGTCTCGAATGGGTTTCCACAGTTCTCAAGCGCCGCGTTGCTGGTAGCGTAGATTCTGGAGACGAGAATGCTGATAAGTAATCATCCAGTCTGCGCAGCGGTGGCTGTCACACTCAGTGGATTCTTAGGAGTCTCTGCGGGAAAAGTAGCCCTCCAAATGGGTATGTCCTCACAATCCGGAGATTTCCTCTCGGGAGTCGTTGGATATGTTGGAGGACATGCCGCAGCTTACTTTAGTATTAGATTCGCAAACTGGTATTATGGAAAGTCCGCCTAGATGACTGAATTTATACTCGATCTATCGTATTTCGCATTCTCTTTCTTTGTCATTTGCTGGGCATGGAGATGCGCCTCCGCTGCACTGTTCGGTATGTTAACTCTAGTATTCGCTATTCTCGGGGCTATGAGTACCGGAACGCTTCATACAATACTTGGCTATGAAACCCTAGGGGGTTCCGCCTCTTTTCCTGCTGCTTTCATGTGTCTAGCACTTTGTCTGAAAAAGTTCGGCGTTCAGGAAGCTAGAGCGCAGCTTATACATGTAGTTCTAGGGATGTGCGTATTCTCTGTCACGAGCCTTTTGACCCAAGTCGCGCAATATGAAGACTCACTTATTGCTAGAGACGCTGTCTTGATGACAGGTATGATTTGGCTTGGTGGCTTGGTTATTCTGTCTATTAGAAAGCGAATGCAAGAAGGTAACGTATATCTTCGTTGCGCAATACCCGTAATCGTAGATATCGTGATCATGACGCCGGTATCCCTAGTCGTGATACACATTCAGAGTTCATTAGATGGAAAGATGATCCCTATCCTTCTCGCCACGTATGCTGCGCGCATTTTACTTCCGCTTGTCGTCCTAATTTACATCTTCTCGACTGAACGCCGCGATAGATTTTATCTAAAGGAGTAGTCCTATGTCTAACGAAAATCTGAATATATCCCCAGCCGGTTTGGCCCTTATAAAAGAGTTCGAAGGTTGGTATCCTAAAGCATATAAAGACCCTGTTGGCGTTTGGACAATTGGCTGGGGTACGATTGGTCCTGAAGCCCGTCCCGGACGCACGCTGACTAAGAAGCAGGGCGAAGAACTTCTTAGGAGAGAGTTGGAGGATGATTGCGCAACCGTCCAGCGACTTGTAAAAGTAACGCTTAATCAAAATCAGTTCGACGCCCTTGTGAGCTTTGTTTACAATGTGGGCTCTGGGAATCTGTCTAAGTCTACGCTACTAAAGCTCATCAACAGAGGCAACTTTACCGCGGCCAGCGCTCAGTTCGTTCGATTTAACCGCGCACGTGACCGCAAAACAGGTCAGTACATGATACTGAATGGTCTAACTCGCCGTAGAAAAGCGGAGATGGCTTTGTTCATTATGGACCCACTTTATCTACATACAGAAGCTGAGTTGAACAAGGAAAATCAACTACCGCTAGATGATCCGAACGCGCACGAGTCGGGTGTCGTTCCGGATAGTCCTTCGAGAGAGGAAGGGGTCTTGGAAGGTCTGCTGAAATACAGCGACACGTTCAAAGCCGTATTCGCTTCAGGTGTAGGCCTAGTTGCTGCGATCACTCAGCTTCTTGAACCGCTGAAGGATAATCCATCACTATTTGCTTCTGTACTCCTGATTGGTATCTCTATGGGTGCAGTCCTATGTATCAAACTTCGGGACACACAAGAGGGGCGATAAATGGCAGACCTCACAGTAGAAGATGGGACGAATATCCCTGGAGCTAATAGCTACGTTTCCATCGAAGAGGCGGACGAATATCTAACGATTCGCCCCAACTACTCTTCCTGGGAAGACGTAGAAGATCAGGATTTCTATCTAATCTGGGCAACACAGTTGTTGGACCAGAGAGCGAAATTCAGTGGGGTGAAAACCTTCAACGACTCTGCCCTAAGATGGCCGCGCGTTGGAGCTTGTGACAGAGATGGTCTCCCTGTCGGTGGGGGAGAGATTCCCGAAGGTTTACGACAAGCAACCATTGAGATTGCGTACTATCTGTCTCTGAACGCAACTAAGGACCCCTCTCTTCCAGATAGTTCAAACGCCTCCGGTATCAAACGGATTAAGGCTGATGTGGTTGAAATTGAGTATCAGGATAATTCCCTTCTCGCTACAGGACAAAACTACTTTCCTCTGGGGTTGAACTACCTGTTAAAGGGGCTTGGTACGCTACCAGGGGCGACCAAGGGAGGCTATGGAGCCGGAAGAATAAAGAGGGCGTAGTGTTATGAGCCTTAAAGATGTATTGAATGCGGCGGTTGTGACGGTCATCTCTGCTCTAGACGATATTCCTAAGACAGTGGAATATCACTCTGTAACTTTAGGAGCTTATAATCCTCTTACAGACACGCAACTGTCAACGGAGAAGATTATCATCTGCAAGGGCGTTGTATACCGCGGTAAGTCAGAGAATCAGGACTACAAGAAGACCGAACTAAACATGACAAAAGTACTCATCGCAGGCAAAGTATTCCAAGACGCTGGAGTGTTCCCTAAAAGCGAGGATTATCTTGTCATCGAAGGTACCAGGTATGAGATACGTGTTGAGAAGTTGATTCCAAGTGACCCCGCATTTATCTTCGAGGTCCGCGCCGTATGACGATGACCCTGTCAGGTATGGAGAAGCTTGAGCGCTCTATGGGTCGAACTCTTCGCTCTGTCGAAGCGCGCCTAGTGAATATCCGCAAGAAAATTGCAGCGGACCTCATGGATTCTCTACTTGAGAACATCCCGGTCTGGTCAGGTAAGACAATAAGAAGCGTACAGGTTTCTAATAGTGGGGCGTCGAACTCGGGAGAATCCCACCCAGACCGTGGTAATAAGACAAAAGACGGTAGGTGGGATAGCCATAAGGCTGATTTTGGAGATACACTCCAAATGCCTCTCGGCTCTGAGCCTAACCGAAACTCTGCGGAAGCTTTTGCTATCGCCTCCGTAGATGGAGCGGATTATAAGTTAGATAAAAAAGTGTATATCATCTCCAGCTCTTACATCTGGGCGGAAATTGATGATGCTAGCTACAGACCAGATGCACGGAATAATCCTGTAGTGAGTGCGCTGGCTATCGCCAAGGTGAAAGCTAAATACGGAGGGCGTGTGCGATGAGTCTACATACACTGGATCACATGCGCGGGGCTATGCAGGATCGGCTTAGCACCTTCTTCCCAACGGAATATGGATCAGCTCTCCCTATAAAAGTAGAGAACAGAAAGTTTGATCAACCAAAGAATCAGCCACACTTGATGTCCTGGTTCAAGTATCTGAAGAGCGGACGTGCGTCAATTGGTACCGCTTGTCGATTTAATCGACACAACGGTTTCTTTGTTGTCGATTGTATTGTTCCAGAAGATTCAGGCTCTGCTACCGTGTGGAAGATGTCAGACGCGGTGTACCGTATTTTTGACGCAGACCAATTCACTCTACCTGATGGAAGCGTTGTCACAGTATCGGTACCTAATGTCATAGGCTCTGGTAAACTACAAGATGGTTTCTATATTGTAACTGTAATGGTTCCCTTTGTTATAGATGAGAGTCCATTAAGTTGAGCAAGCAGTGTGAACATTGTCTAGACGAGCTTCCGCTTAAGTCCTTCGACGTAGGTAGCGAGATTTGTCTTAGCTGTGAAGACATAATCCACAAGGAAGCCCTAGCTTTCAGCGCCAAAGTTCGCGACACAAATGCTCGCACCGCGGAGATGAAAGAAACATACGAAGCGAATAAAGAAAAAGCGAATTCTGATAGGACTATAAAACCCGCCCCCGTGAGACCCTATCCTTGGGGACCAAAGAGAGCAAAATCAAATGGATAATAAATATATCTTGGCCCCCTGGATGACCTACGCCGAATCGTATATCGGTCTGAAGGAATTCAAAGGCGGCGAGAATGAGACTATTCTGGAATTCTTCCGCAAGGTTGGACACCCCGAAATAAAAGAAGACGAAGTACCTTGGTGCTCAGCTTTCGCAGGAGCCTGTCTTGTTATGGCAGGTTATGATGGGACGAAAAGTCTCATGGCTAGGTCTTGGCTCAATTGGAAAAAAGCCGAGACCATTCACAGTCCGCGCTTTGGAGATATCTGCGTATTCTCCAGAGGCTCTGGTAAAGTATATGGACACGTAGCATTCTTCATAAAGTGGGATAATGATTACATCTATTGCTTGGGCGGGAATCAAGCGAACAGCGTTAGTGTGACGAAAATCTCGCGGGATAAACTCGTCGGCATCCGACGACCAGTCCTTGTAGGGTCCGCACCACCCCCGAAAAAAGATAGTTTGATAGTACCCGCGGCGATCCCTGTAGGTGTTGGTCTGGTGTCGTACCTAGAACCACAAGTGCTGTGGTTTGCTATACTAACTGGTCTCGCGGTCTATCTGGTCTGGCGAGCACAGCGTCGGTGAGAACGTAAACGTCGTTACCCGCGTCCCAGATTCTACGGTACCCGTTGGCCTTCATATTCTGGTACTCTGTAAGTGCAGGGTCAAAGTTTTTTAGTATACCGGCAAGCTTGTGCTTCTGGTATTTTACTCGTGATTCTTTGTTCCCATTGTTTTTGACGTAGTAGTAGTTCGGAGACGAAGTGTGCGACAACTTGAACCCGAGTCTTTCGTACCCAGCGCCGCTGAAGAGTCTACGGTCGCAGTATGAGACAATACTCTCCATAGGAAGGATGGCTTGTGCGTACTTCAACAAGCGAGCAGCGCCTCCAATCACAGATACGCCCGTCTTGAAGGACAACCTAAGAAGTTCATGCGTTACTTTCTTTGAGTACCGCGTTGCTCCAAAGGACATGAGGCCTACAAGTTCCTCTTCGAAGTATAGTCCCACACAAAGACTTGACCGAACAAAACCCTGCATGTGGTACTTGTCCAGGAAGGGTCTCGATTCCTTCGTCTCTACTTTCCTAAGTTCACATTTTCGTGCTGGGATTTTGTGTATTGAATCTGATATCGCGGCCGTGAGGATGTTTACGCAAGCTTCACGTTTATACGCCCACTCTACATCAAGAATGTGGATCGAGCGGATTCCTGCATCCCGTGCTTTTTCGTGCTTGTGTAGGATGTTGTGCTTGTCGCGGTGAACATCTTCCGCGTGCCAGTAGTACCCATCTAGCTCAACACCAATATTCTTGAAGGGGAAGTAGAGGTCAAGCTCGAACGCACCCTCAAGACATTTTGTGTTGTACAGTACAGGTATGAGGGCAATCTCTCGGACTTTGTGTTTTAGTGTATTTTCTACAGCAGATGTTCCACTCTCAGAATCCTTAAGACCCAGCTTGGTAACAACTTGTTGTGTATGTACTGCGCTATAACCCAACAACTCGGCGGCATCAGAGACTACACCGTTTGCCTTCTCCATTGCATCCACGAGTTCCAGAGGACGATCAGCCAATCCGTCGCGGAAGTACGGTATACTCAACCTCTTCAAAGCGCCTTTTACCGCATTGCCGGAGCAGCCTATTTCTTTTCCAATTTCCGCTAAGGTGTAGCCTTCAAGTAGGCTTTTCTCCAAATACTCTTTGTTTTTAAGTAGCGCGTGTTGTCTGGACTTTACTAAGCCAAAGCGGTCTTGTGCTACGAAAACAGAAGAAGCGTGACAACCTACAGTTTGTGCTATCTCTTTCGGGGTCTTCCCCTGATCAAGTAGGGCTTTTAGTAGCGCAGGATCACGAAGTACAGGGAACTTAGCCGGGGGCTTGAAGCTTAGTGACAGTAGTCTCCTCTGTATAGTTGTACTGCTAACTCCTAAGGATTCTGCTATATCCTTGGAACTTAAGCCTTTTTCAGCCAGCATAGCGATAGCGGCATTATCTAATTGAATTTTTCTCATTCTCCGTGAGGTTAACAGAGGATAACTGAGAACACAAGACTATAGGGGCTTGACATTTCCTATTAACCCTACTATTTAAGGTTAACGATGATCAGCGTAATTTCTTTGGAGGCTCTAAATGCCCATTAACCAGTGCGGACTACAGGCAGCAGAATCTAATCGCGCCTCCCTCCGCTATCTCAAAGAGGACGACAACTGCTGGGGCGTTACCCCCAGTACGGGTTCTTCGCGTGAACTCCGTATTACCGCGTCGTCTCTCGCTGCAAACAAAGAAACTGTCGTTTCGGAAGAACTTCGCGCCGATAGAATGGTTGCCGATGTTATCGAGACCGCTGCGATGTCTGGCGGGGATATCGACACCGAATTTTCGGCGGGTTCGCTGGATGACTTCATGCAGGCCTTCGTCTTGGGCGCTTGGTCTCGTCCAATGACCTTTGATAAGTTCGAAGGTACCGTTGTTAGTATGAATGACAACGCTGGAACTACTGAAATTCTAATTAGCGGTGGGAATTACACAGGGTATTTCGTGGTCGGCCGTCGTATTAAAACTGAGGGCTTCATCTCCCCCGCTAATAACAATTATTGGCAGATCGCTTCCGTATCCTTTGCAGGTGGTATTACAACCATCGTCACCACGGGAACAACGGCCGTTGACGAAACTGGTAAGGACTACTCTAAGGTCCTGGATGCCAACGACGTTATCGTGATGAAGAACACGGCAATCCGAGCAGGAACTGGTGCCACGCAAACTTTTGACAGTAACGGCGGTAATGTTTTCACTACTGCTATTACTGTTGGTCAGTTGGTCGTCGGTCAGAAAATCTACGTCTCTGGCCTTGGCTACGAGGAGGGAACATTCACGCTTGGTACTAACCCCACAGACGCCGAGACAGTCACTATCAACGACGGCGAACGCCTCGTAGTGTTCGAGTTTGATAACAACAACGCGTTTGTACGCGGGAATGTAGGCGTTACTATCGGCGTTTCGGCTAACGCAACCGCTGCAAACCTCCAAGCTGCAATTATGGATCAACTTTGGAAGAAGAAGATCAAATGCTCGGCTTCGGTTACTACGAACGTAGTAACTGTTCGTAACTTGAACGAGAACCAAGTGGCTAATGCCGCTCTGACAACTTTGCTTGAGAACACTGCGGCTGTAGTCGCCGTGACTTTCAGTGGCGGCACGGATACCTTCGGTGTCTACACGATCACGAACCTCACGAATGACGTAATCACGGTCGCTGAGCCGGTTGCCGTAAACGCGAATGCTGGTGTGGTCCCTGTCACGATCAAGGGCTCGCATTTGCGCAACCCAGGTAACTTGGATGATATTACTCCTCAGTCGTTTACGATTGAGACAGGCTTCACCGACGTAAACCAGTATTTCAGACAAACTGGTATGCGCGTAGGCGGTATCGAACTCTCCGTTGGATCGGGTGAGTTGGTTACAGCCAAAGTTGACCTAATGGGTAAAGAAACGACAACCTCGGTCACTTCTATTTTGGGCTCGGCTCCTTATACCGCGCTCGCCTCTACTGCAACGCCAGTGCTGAACGCCACTACGAATGTTGGTAATATCTACAAAAATGGCGAACTTCTAGCTACTGCGTTGCAATCTATTGAAATCACTGGTGAAGCTGCTCTCCGTGAACAGCGCGCCGTTGGTTCGCGTTTCCCTGCGGGTATCGGCACTGGTCGGTTCAACTTGACGGGTAAGTTTACGTCTTACTTCGAGAATCTCGAACTCTACGATGACTTCCTAACACACAACACTATCTCCTTGGCGTTTGACTTCAAGGACAACGACTATAGCGCTTACTGGTTTACTATCCCCGCGTTGAAGATCACGTCTGATCCAATTTCGCCGGGCGGTATCGACCAGGATGTTCTTGAGGAGCTAGAGTGGGTGGCTATTCGCGATCCCGGCCTGAATACGATGTTCATGGTTGATCGGTTTAGCTCTGTTCTTGGCGCAACGGCATAAAAAGTGAGTAAGAGCGACGCCTTTGAAATTGATATTTTGGCCGTCTTGTTTAACAAAACAGGAATACCTAATATCTCAGACGGAGGCGCTGCTGAAGAGTTCTTTGTGTCGTTACACACTGCGGCAATAACGGACCCTACTACGCAAAGTACGAGTGAAATTGCCTATGATGGTTATGAAAGACAATCGCTAGGAAGACGATCAGGATTCTTTTTGGTCGGCGTTGCTATCGATGAAAACAGAAACCGGGCGATTAATGTAGACGCGATACACTTTCCCCGTGTCGGGAGCGCACCGAGTGGGAATCCCACTTACTGGGCTATCGGAACGGAAAGAGAAGGAACAGGTAAGGTACTGTACTGGGGATCAACATCCTTCACCGGAACCCTATCGACGGGAGGTTTTGTTTCGTTACGAAAGCTTGTCGTGGTTGAAGAAGACGCTGGGAATTCAGTTTAACTAGGAAAAAGGAACTACTAAGATGTCTAAGGGCGATACTTTTGAAAATGACTGGCTTCGGTTGGTATTCAATGCAGTGGCCATTGCCAATGTTGCGGACAACGCTGCCACTTCACCACTGACAAGCTTGTTCTTGTCACTTCATACGGCTGATCCGGGTGAAGCTGGCACGCAGTCTACCAGTGAAATTGCTTACACAGGCTATGCTCGTGTGGCTGTGGCAAGAACCGTTGGTGGTTGGACTGTTACTGGATCGTCAGTATCACCTGCGGCTAATATCGACTTCGCCAACATGACTGGTGGAGCTGGTGGTACCGCGACGTTCGCCGCTGTAGGAGTGGCCTCTACCGGTGCAACCAAGATTCTCTATAAGGGTGCACTCACTCCTTCAATCTCGGTTGTCACGGGAACGACTCCACGCTTGACAACGGCTTCGACTATCACTGAAGACTAAGTTTCGTTTTTCGGGTCGCGATCTAACCCCTAGCAATGCGACTCGCTTTGCTATATAGATAGGCTACCATGAAATACACAAATGTCTCCCGACTAGAACGCTGGCTTGGTGCTCCGAAAGTTGAAGAACTTTCGGGGCTAATGGCTAATTGGTATGGTCCTCCCATCGCGCTACACGGTGTGCCTGGGGCCGTATACATTACCGGTGACGGAAACTTCATTGGTGAATGTCGCGCTGGTTTTGAGATGAGTCTTCTTGACCGCGCATACGATCTTAAGAACAGGGTATCGCGTGCAATGCGTATTTGTTCTAAGGAACACGCGGCTCGTATGAATATTGGTTTCACGGGCCTCAGCGATCTGCTGTTTGAGGCCACTAACGGCGCAAAGCGCCAAGAGATATTTTACCAAAAAGTAGGCGTTGTAGGTGTTGCTAGCGCCAGCAATACTTTATGGAATTTGGGGAACCAACCTGCGGCCGGTGTATTACCACCCGCTGCCCCCGGAGGTCGCGCTTGTGTTTCTACGACCGTAGGTGCTATTCCTTTTCTATCGATGAGTGCCACAGGTTCTCCAACGGACACGCTTCATCTCGTCTCCGCGAATAGTATTGCCAGCGCCGCTGGTATGAGTCTACTTCTCTATGATCGTATCTTCGACGTGGCTAAGACGATGAATTCCAACGCGGTTGATACTGTTACGGGCGTCCCCACAAGATATCAGACAAACGGTTTGTCTGGAGATAGCGCTGTAGCTGGTAACTTTATGTTTGTAGAGTGTCATACAGCTCTACCCAATACAGCACATACGCTAAATATAGGATACCTCGATGAGACAGGAACGTCTCGTGGGGTAGTAGTTACCGGAAATAATAGCAACATTGCCAACCGCTTTGATATGCCCGTAAACCAGTGGTTCGTACCTTTAAACACTTCGGGTGTGGTCGGCGTTAAAGCGATAACAACAATGCAGCATAACACGACTGTTGCTACAGGCACGCTTGCTGTTGTTATCGGGCATCCTCTCGCCTGGATCGCGCATCCTCTAGCTAACCAAGTCATGGTCATGGATTATATTAGTAGCTCCTTCAACCTTGCTCGCGTACATAATGATGCGTGTCTTTCGCTAATAGAGCCTATCAAGAGCGCCACAACCGCAACGACATATAATGGTAGCTTCACACTAGTAGGGGGATAAGGTTTGTGTTCACTAACGTATCCCGCCTTGAACGCTGGCTCGGTCCAGATAAAGTCCTAGAGATATCTAGTGGAATGAGGGGCTGGCACGGTGCTCCTATTTCCCTCCACGGTGTCCCTGGAAATGTTCATGTAACCGGGGATGGTAATTTCATCGGGGAGTGTGCGGCTGGGTGGGAGACCTCTTTCGTGGATAGAGGTCAGGATATTTGTAGAAGACTCAAAAGAGCGATTAAAGTAGCGAGCATCGGCAGAGCTACAACACTCCACGCGGGCCTTACGAGTCTATCAGACATCGTAGCTGAAGCTTGCGCCGGGAAGCGACAAGAGTCTCTGTTCTACAAAGCTGGCGTAGCTGGAACCACAGGTAATCACCACACGCTGTGGACGGCCGCAGGGCAACCCGTGGCAGGCTCTATAGGTACCGCGATACCCGCGGGGAGGCAGTGTACTCAAACTATCACTGGAGCCCTGAGACTAAACTACACCGCAGATGATCTTTTTATTCAATGCGCTAGTAGTTTCTCAGCAAATGCTGGAGGGACGCTACTGCTGTATGACCGTCTTTGGGATGGCAGTTTCAACATGAATTCTACCGCGGTTCAGTCGATAACTGGAACTCTCGTTCGACACCAGGGGGTAAACAATCCCGGAAATATCGGAACTAAAGGTTTATCCGATTCTAACTTCGCGTTTGTTGAAACAATAACGACGCTGGCGAATACAGCGCACAATATAACATTGAACTATCAAGACCAGACAGATACGGCTAGAGCCAACCTAGATTCTGGCATAGCGGCATGTATTGCGAATAGATTAGATCACGCCTCGTGGTTTTTCCGTACAGGATTCAGCGTGTCACGCCCCACAGGTATACAGCTAAGCGATGCCGTTGCCACTGGGACCGCAGATTTGGTCGTGGGTCATCCTCTGACTTGGATAGCACACCTTCTCGCGCTCCAAGTCTGTATACACGATAACGTGAATACAGCATTTAACATGCGAACAGTTGATTCTGGTACTTGCCTCTCTTTCTTGGAGCCATTCAAGTCCGCTGCTGCTGCGAATACTTTCACTGGAACAATTGTCACGGTGAGTGGATAATCATGAAATTTATTAACGTAAGCCAGTTGGAACGATGGCTAACCCCCGGTAAGGTGGAAGAGTTATCGAATAGTTGTTTAGGGTGGTATGGTGATCCTATTCCTCTACGTGGTGTGCCTGGAGAAGTATACATAACAGGTGACGGTAATTTTGTAGGAACATTCCACGAAGGTAAAGAGGCTACGTGGTTTGATCGGATAAGAGATGTTGTAAAAAGAATCGACAAGACTGCCCACAGAAGTCAACTCAATGTCGGTTTCACAGGTCTCCCTGATCTTATATATGAGCAAACAAGAAACACACAGAGATTCAATTACAGAAAAACATCGGTCGCAGGCGTGACTGCGGGAACCACATCCTTATGGTTGGTCGGTACTTATCCTGCTGTTGGTGTCGTCGCTGCTAATGCGCCGGGAGGAAGTGTATTAAACAATACGACTACTGGAGGCTTCACGACGTTAGTAGCGCCGAACGGTACAGATACACTACATATCGAGAGTTATAGTTCGTGCTCTTCCGCAGGTGGTTCCTCTCTCCTGTTGTATGATCGACTATTCTCTGTAAACAAAACAATGGCCTCTACCACTCTGGAGTCAGTTACGGGCGTTCCTACGAGATATCAAAATACAAGCATAACGAACCCCGAGTACATCGGTGGCAATTTCATCATTGCTGAAGTATCGACAACGGTATCAGCCACAGCGCATACTTGGACTGTAGACTTCGTAGACGAAGCAGGAGGGGCTTCCACGACCACTTTTACAGGGACATCCGGTTCCACAGCCGGTACATTAATTTCTGGAACCGGCAGATGGTTCATCCCGTTGGGGGTTAAGCGAGGAGTCAAAAACATCACTGCAATAACTTGCTCCGCTTCTCTTGCAGCCGGTGCTGTCCAGTTTGGTATTGGAAGACCAATCGCAATGTTCATCCACCCCCTAGCGAACACCCTTATGGAGATGGATTTTTCCTTCTATAATTTCAACATGGTCCGCGTACTACCAACGGCCTGTCTGGCCTTTATTGAGCCAATAAAAGCAGCAGGAAACGCCGCCACATACACAGGTCAATTTAGCTTGGTGGGTGGATAATATGACCTTTACAAATTTATCTAGATTGGAGCGCTGGGCTGGCGCTGATAGAATTCAAGAACTATCTCACTCAATGTGCGGATGGTACGGACCACCTATAGCCCTCGGGGGTGTTCCGGGAGAAGTTTACATAACAGGGGACGGCAACTTCATCGGAGATTGTACGGAGGGGTTTGAGTGCTCTTATTTGGATAGAGCCTACGATTTATTTACTAGAGCGTCGAAGCGCGCCTCTAGTTCCCTTCATGTCGGTTTTTCCGGATTAGAGGATATGATCTATGAAGCGACTTTAAGACAAAACAAACAGAGTCTCTATTTCCAGAAAGAAATGTTTACTTCGATCTTTCCTGGCTTCAGTTTATCCCTAGCACAACAGGTAGGACAGCCGATAAGAAGCACCTTTTTTCCTGCGGTCGGGACTAATGGCGCTTGTGATCTAGTTACGAACGGTACAGCGTCCATGGTAGGCTCCCTTCCGTTTGCGTCACCAAAAAGCGGTAATAGTTTGCATGTCGTGAATGCAAATACGTTCGCACTTACCCCTGGGGCGTTGCTTCTCTACGACCGACTGTACGTGAATGCGTTTGGCTCAGCCTCTACCACGCTAGATACAGTCAGTCACGCTCCGACTCGGTATCAGAATACGGTGACTAAGGTTAGTGATTCCGTGGAGGGAAACTTTTGTTTTGCGGAGCATATCATCGTTGGAGGTGTACTCAACACCGCACACAACATCAACATAACTTACGCAGATCAAACCGGTGCGGCTCAGAGTAGTCCAGTGACTGCTGGAGTAGTCTCTGCGGGTTTAGATGGTAGAGTAGATCACACAAACTGGTATCTCCCGTTGGCGGCTGGTACGACCGGTATAAGGAGACTGAATGCTATTCAAGTAAGTATCGCCACAACAGGTCGCCTAGCTATGGTCATAGGTCGCCCTCTTTCTTGGTTTCTGAACCCAGTGGCAAACCTTGTATGTCAACAGGACAAACTTAATACCGCAGCTAGTCTTGTCCGGATACTTCCTGGTGCCTATTTATCCTTAATAGATTACCAAAGGATGGTTTCGGCAACGCAAGTAATTAGCGGCGAATTGACGCTACTAGAGGGTTAAACTTAGATGCAGCGATGGAGTCCAGGAAGTTCCACGATGACGCGTATCCCGCGTCTAAGTTGGCGCGTCCTACATACAACTCCGTCACTACAACCTATCGGCTATACTGTACCACAGACTAGCGGTATTCCAATAATCGAGGATGGAGCGCTATTTAATTTCAACGCCTCAAACGATGTCTTCGACGGTGTTCCGCTCGCTAACGTGCCCACGGCGGTGGTTTCTTGGGTAGGCGCGACTGGTGATACGATAGTCACTGCGGTGATGGGTGCGGCTGGTACGGCCGCTGCTTCATTCTCTGCGGTGGCCTTCTCTGCTGCTGTTATTAGCTCGGCTGGTACGGCCGCTGTTTCCTTCACAGGACAGGTGACCGCAGCTTCTGCTCTCAGCTCGGCTGGTACGGCCGCTGCTTCATTCTCTGCGGTGGCCTTCTCTGCTGCTGCGCTCAGCTCGGCTGGTACGGCCGCTGCTTCATTCTCTGCCACGGTTCTCTCTGCTGCTGCGCTCAGCTCGGCTGGTACGGCCGCTGCTTCATTCTCTGCGGTGGCCTTCTC